TTTTCTATTTCGATAGCAATACGACCACCATTATAAAACTCATTTATTTTTGGTGGTTTATTTGTCATTTCTAAAAATACATTAGCCATATCTGCAAGTTGTTGATTGTATAACATCTCATAAGTAGGAGATACAACAGATAATACATCTTTTGTATCGTTTCTAATAATTGCATATCTATTTGGTATTTCTCCAAATTCTGTATGGATCGGTACTTTTTCTACATCCCAATTAAATTCACAAATATTAGATGTGTGATTTTCTTCTACCGAGTTTAATTCCTTTTTGTAGTCGTTTATGTAATTCAGATGATTCATTTTTTTCAACCTCCTTTTGTTGAATATCGGGTGGATTAGACCCGTATGTATATTTTTCTATTACTTTAGTCGCTTCTTTTGTTTCTCCACGACCACGAATAATAGCAGATAAATACTCTAAAGATTTCCCGTTTGTAGCCATTTTTTTAAGATTCCAAGTACGTATACCATATTCAATATCTTCTTCATTACAAGGAGATATACTATATAAAAATCTATATTTTTTTTCAACTGGCATTTGATTAGCAAACAATATTTTATTTACATCTTGAATGATTTTTTTAAGGTTTTTTTGTATGTCCTTACTAAAGTTTTTATAAATTTCTACTGTTTGTTTCATTGCTAATTGTTTGTCAGGTTGATAACCACAAGCAGGGCATTTGTATTTCATTCGCTTACTATATCTTGTTCAAGAAATACATTGATTTGTACACGTTCAATACCTTTATCATCTGTGGTTTTCCAATTGAATTTTGCACCATCCATTAGATGTGATATTTCCATTGGAGATATTGGTACGTTTACAATAATATCTTTTGATTTATCTATTTCTTTAATTGTTGTTGTTGACACGAAACTCCTCCATTAATTATATTTTCTTTATGAATAAAGGCGATTTAATCAAAGGATAACCGCCTTTGTATTCATTGTTGATCGTTCTAGAATGGGAGGTCTGAATCTTCTGATTCGATGGCCTCTCCATTTTCCCATTTCATCCACATTCTTACTTGAGTATCAGTACCTATAGTTCCATCTTTTTTTTCATACTCTTTATTTCTTGTAGTTACCATAACAGGTTTACCGACAATATCCGCTTTGATTATTTCATCGTCTGCTGTTGGTAATACAATTGCATTTTTTTTAGTACCTTCTACAACTACTTCTTCTGTTTCCATTGGATAGTTGACAGAATCTAAAAAGTAATAAAGAGATTGATTATCTCGCTCGGTAGGGGGTTGTGTACCTTTCTCTGTAATTGTATTTTTAGTAATAAATACGTTTGCAAATATTCTTTGATTTGCAAAATCTTCATGTTTATCACCATTGACTTGTAATACAGGTTTGATAATGTCTATAACATTACCTGTTTTTGTAGTTAAGTCTACTTTTGATTCTTGGAATTCTAAAACATTACAAGCATATGTACCTTCTGGTAACGGTTTGAATGTTTTCTTTTCACTTGATATTGCGGTTGGATCAAACAGAACTGACATTTACTTTCTCCTTTTTAACTGTTTTTTTCTTTGTTTTTTCTTGTATCATTGTATCTAGTTGTTTATACAGACCATCATAATTATCTGTATTGATTTTGTGGTTCAACAAACCATTTTTAAATCGAGCAACGGTATCTCTAGACACACCGAGTGTTTCGGCTTTTTGTATCAATGTTTGAAACTCTGCAACAAGTGTTTTTGCAAGAGGTTCAATAACACGTTTTTTATATACGTCATCAGCAATATTCATAAACGTATTGAATGCTTTTTTCATTGCATCTGTATTCGCCGCTTTGATATTGTTTGATATGTCTACGTAATTACCTGTTTCTCTTGATTTTGCAATTCTATGTGATGCACAAGAATATCCTTTGCGTTTCACACCATTGTCAAACCATATTAGATGACCTTCAACAATAACTTCTTGGTCACCTAATATTTGAAAACCTGCTTTTTCCCAACTCCATCCTGGGTAATATTTATCAGCAAGTTTTCTCATGTAAGCTAAATCAACATAATCCATACCTGCTTTGCTTTTTACAAATGCACGAGGGGTTTCTATGTTGCTAACTTCATCATGTTTTTTAGTGATAGATAATGCAATTTCATTAAAATGCATCATATAATCACTGCTATTTAATTTTTCTAAACCGCTATTTTGCATATACTGCTCCTTTATTAATAATATTTTCTATTGAAGATTTTTTTTGAATGATATATGGACTATCACAAACTGTTCTGTAGTTGCAATATTTTTTACATTCCCATTCATAAGTAGGGCAATTACCACCAATCGATGGCATTTCATTTTCATAATCATTGAGTGTTTGCCAATACATATCTGCATATTCTATATATACATCGACATCGGCTAGTAACTGTTGCATATTGGAATTATCTTTATTGAAATAAATATTTCCCATTTGAACAACTTTATCACAATATTTTTTTGTATGATTTAATATCATTGCATACGTTCCTAATTGTAATTCATAGTTACTTGTTTGATTTGCAGTAGAACGATTGCGACCAAATAAACCTTTATATTTCCAACTATTTGCAGTTTTAAAATCATACAAATAACCTTGTTTATTTTCATCAACAATCAATAAATCAAAGTGTCCACCAATTTTAGAATGTGAATACAAATCATCTGCATATATATATTCTTCACTATAACATTTATAAGATAGATTTTCATAAGCAGAAAAATATTGTAACACACAATTTTGAACATCTTCACCATATACAGTACCAAGTCGCATTGTACGCAATCCTATTTTATCATGTTTATCTCTAGGTGCGTTATGTTTTTGATAGTATTGTTTTCTCATACAAAGACCTGCACCAGAAGCACTATATCTGCCTTCTGATTCTTTAATTCTGTCTTTGTTGTTTTGTTCTGCTTTTTGTTCTAATACTACATCAATAATGTTAATAAGATCTAATGTTCTATGGTGTTGTTCATTTGGATTAGTTGCTGTATTTTTTTCCATATTTTAAACCTGCCTCTATTAATTTGTTTTTATCTCGTTGATTATCTTTGGTTTGATGAACCCATTTTTTAACGTTTTTTGTATTTTCTTTTTTGTATCTATATAATGAACCTCTTAATTCTGGATAGTCTTCCTGAACTTTTCTTCTTGCTCTAGAAATGCTAGAATAAGTAGGCATTTTTTTATAATGAAGATTTTCAAAATATTCGTTAACTGACATGGATGGTTCTTTGCTTGGAGCAAATTTGTTATCTGTCATTTGATAGTAATAAAAACACAATAATGGATCACTATCTCTTGATGCTCTGTTTTCTAACATTATTGTTTTAACTGTTTCATACATAGTATTATTCATTTAAGTCTCCTTTTAATCATTTTGTTGAGATTGCGAATTAATATTTCAAGGCTACCTCCTTGGGTATACTTGATTTTCTTAGGTTGTGGGGCGTGAGGTTTAATTAAGGGGGGATTAACCCGCAACCTGTCAACAAATTGTTTATACGATTCCATTATATATACTTCTTTGCGTTGTTTTTATGACAACGTGTTTTTAGAACCGATATTTTTTCATTGGCTTTTTCGTGAGTATCTAAGATATGTTGACCAAGAAGAACTGCTCGTCTAGCATCTTCATTTGCAACATCTACATAATTCAATGTATGTCTTATGTAATCACAAATTTTACCTACTGTTTTAGTCTGTAGTATAGTTTGGTCTAAATGTATTTTGGGCATTGTCACTTTCCTTTACGACTTTTTTAATAACTTGAGAAATAGGGGAAACTTCACTTAAAGGGTCTGTCTCAACCTCAATAACTCTGTTATCGATTAAAATAACTCTATATCTGTCTTTAGTATTTGTATGAAATATCTGGTATTGTCCATGATTTAACATCACTGTACTCCTTATGTTGAAATACAGCTAAATACGTAGAGAGTCTGTTGCTACTACGAACTTAACTATATTTGATTTATTAAACAATTAACTTGCGATTGCAAAAAAAGAAATGAGGTATAAAGGGTAAAAAGAAACGTTAGTTTAGATTTTTGGGGACTTGATGTCTCATGCTACTCATCCATTTTTGTGGCATAATATTTTTAAACCAACTTTCTATTGTAGGTAAAAAACCTAGGTCTTCTAAAATGTGTTGTTCTGCTATTGATTTTACAACAACCTTTTTATTGTTTGAATTGGTTATTGTAACTCCAAATAGTTTTTCACATTCTACAATACCTTGTGTATGATGGCGTAATGCACGATGTCTTAGATCTCCATAAAATCCTTTAGATTCATCGAACCATTCGTGTATTTTAATATAATCTTCTACTTTACCACCAAATTTTTTGACACTTGATAATGCATGATTATACGCTTTCATCATAAACTCCTTTTAATGTATCTTGTGTAATTTGAAAATATTGATCTCCGTAATATTCTTCTTGTTGTCTATATTTATATGCACTTGAAGTTATTTTTTTATCATCAAATGTGATTTTAAGTGTACCACCACCACCTTCATTATTAATCCAATCATGAGTAACAATTCCACCCCACCATGAATTTTTATCTTTATTATATTCATACAATAAATAATCTTCTATGACTGCAAAACAATTATAAAGTGAAGTAGGAATTTTTATTGTATATTCATCTCTGTAACTCATTAAATCAAAATCGTAATTTTCTTGATAAATAATTTCTCCAGTTTTTTTATCTGTTGTTTCTTCACCATATAAATACCAGTCATACATATGTCCTTCATCTCCAGACCCTGCATATAGCAATTCGCTATACACATAATTATGTTTTTTTAATTCATCACAAAGATGATTTAACATTTTATGAGGTTCTTTTTCATATTTACTCAATAAGTTTGTTCCTATTGAATTTAAAATATCATATTTTTCTTTAGTTAGTGCTGTACTCATTATAATTCCTTTCTTGATAATTATGTACGTTTACAATGTCTATATGTTTTTCACATTCACGACATACTATTTCGATAGCAGAGCCATTCTCTCCATATCGTTCTATATATAAAATATTTTCGTCATTGTCTGTTGTTTTACAATCACACATCTTGCCACCTTTCTTTTTCATCTTCTCTTTCTAATTTTATATTATAAAAATTGGCTACTTTTTTAAGCAATATTGTCGTATAATATTTTTTATTTGTAGTCATTTCTTCTACAAATCCTTCTTCCCATAAATATCTTATGGCATACATACAATCTTGTTTACTTACTTTATTTAACATTTCTTTACTCATTATTTCACCTCGCTTTTGTTTAAATAAACTAATCTTTTTTTATTTTTTTGATAAATTTGTATTTCATTATTACTTAAAATATCTGTAACTAAATAATAAAATAAATAATCATTATCAGGGTTTAAAAATTCATCAGGGTAAGTATCGCCTTCTAAAATACCTCCATCTTGGAATTTTTTTTTGTCGATAAATATATCATATTCTAATCCACCTATAGAATGCCATTGAGCAATTATTTCTATTTTACCTTTTTTTAATTCGATACCAAAATAATAGTCTCTGTGTCCTTCTTTAAAATCTTCTATTATTTCTTCATAATATTCTGTTGGTGTTTGTTGAACAATTATTTCTTCTTTCATTATTTCACCTCACTTTCTTCGACTACTTTTATATTAACTTGATAATCAACCCATGCGTTGATATGTGTTCCATTTGTATAATAATATTGACCCATATTTTTTCTTTTTGAACCTCGTTTTTTATTTTTATTCCTATCTGACGTAGTTATCAAAGATTGAAGAGCTTTTTTTTTAGAAGTAAAACTTCCAATAAATTGATTATTATCATTTCCAATTAATGTAATGGTTGGTACTATATAATATTTTTTTTCTTCATCTTTCTTTTTTTCTGTAAATGCATCTAATTGATTGATATACATAATGTGTTCTTTCTTATTTGTTTTAAATTTTAGTAGTAGTAGGTTGGGTATAGATATACCTGCTAAACATATATCGTAACTTATTTCTACTACTACTGCAAGTCGCTATTCAGTTAAAATAAACTGTACAGGCAATTTCTTGTTTATTATGTAAAAGTATTGACAATTGTTAGTTGACTTTTACATATGAACAATGAGACGGCCTTCGTTTGTATTACAAGCCTCAACAAATGTTATACAAAAAATGTATTGTTTATACATTCCATCGTTATTTTCAACGACCACTTGCTTGTCTCTATTTATTCTATAAATCAAGATTTTAACTGACATTCGACTGTTGTTCCTTTCTTATAAAGATAACAGCGAAGTGAAACTGTAGTAACTACTTCTTTTCTATCTTTTGTTTTTGTGGAAATAATTCTGAAAGAGATCATCTTTATGGTATGTTGCATAGAAGTGTGTAACAGGGACTAATCAAATTTAATGTATCCATACATACGATCAACAATGCTGTTATATAATTAAATTTTAATACATATCTGTATTACCAACGTCTTGGAAATTAGTTTGCACCTTAACTTTGAAGGGATATGACATTTGACCCATGATTATTTCATATATTTAGCACAGTCCATATGGCAATCGTAGTGCTTTATAATATATTCCATAAACGAAATAAGATTTTGCAACTTTCTTATTTCTTCATTCACATATAAGGTGATGATCTCTTTCATTTTTTTAATTTTTTTATTTATATATATTCAAGCAGTGATGGTGTTCCGCACTTTACGTTTACACCATACTTCTGCCTATTTTCCTGCTTGAACATTAATTGTCTAAACTTTATGCGACTTAATTTCCCTGCACATAATTGATGGTTTAGACTTTTTTAAACACTATGCTATTTTATAGTCAGTCTTATAAATAAGTGTTAACATTTATCAGGTAGACTATTTCTTTTCCAAAATTTTACAACAGAAGGATGTCTTTTATATTCTAATACATCACAGAATTCATTATAATTTGGTAGATTATCGACCACATTATGATAATATTTAAATGCCTCAATTTTATCTGTAAAATAATGTGGTTCATTGTTTTCATCATAGACTACCCATTGCCAACTGCCTCTCATGATTTATCCTGATGTTTAATTGATGTCTGTTTCTTTAAATGAGGGTTTATATGTATAGCATACATTATTGAACCTATTAGTATACCTGTGTAAAATATCTGTACTATATGAACTATATTTAATTCGTATGTCATTTTAAATTCCTTTTTTTTAGTGAAATTTTATGGGAAATCAAAAAAGAGACACTCTTGTGTCTCTTTCTTTCTTTCTTTCTTTCTTTCTTACGATAGAAAGTTCCAGTCGACCGTCAGAACGTCTGCGTTCACGTCGACGCCCACAACAGGTGGATATCCCTCCTTGAGGATATCTGCTCTTTGAAGGTCATTCAAATTGCTATCAAGAACAATATAATGCCACTTGAAAGTGGATTGCTCTTCTAACTTAGCGGAATTCTGAAGGTAGTTCCCTTCCTCATCACGCTGATAGCGTTGACGACCTTCAACAACTTGACCTTTAACAGGGCCATCAACTATTGAACGATTGACCTTAGGTAAAGTATAAAGCCAAGTGCCGTCTTCGGCTGATTGAGTTAAATACATTGATTGATAATTTGCTTTCATATTGAAAGTCTCCTTATGTTGGATTAATAAATAACTAAAATGCTCTTTGCATTTCTCTGTCATAGGGGCACCCGTACTAATACAGGCCGTATATCAAAATGCTACAATTTTGAAACTTTGGGATCTATAAAAGGAGTTGTAGAGGGGAGTAGAAAAAAAAGGGACGGTCTTGTTGTGGTTGTGTCCAACCGAAGGTAACCCCCACAGATGTAAAAGTCAACAACGGGTTTTTTTGAACGTAAAAATAATTAGGATGTTTAACTTTAGATATGAAAAAATATACTTTAACCATAGTATATAACGAACAAAGTGATAGATTAGAATCGCTTGAAGAAAAAATCGTAGATATTGCACCGAAAAAGAAATCATTTAAGGTAGATGTACCCGCTTCATTTAGCGAACACTTAGATGAGATGAATCCACAAGAAAGAGATAAAGTATTTGAACTTGTCGTCAATAATTGTGGTGGTGTAATGCCTGATGCGTGAGTATGAGGTAAAGAAAGAAATTCACAATGTCTATGATGCCGTTGATGAAGTACCAACGTCCATTCAGTACAAGCTTGATTGGAGAAAAGCTTCTGTTGGAGACTGGGTCGTAGCCGATGATGGTTGCGTTATCCAAATCCTCAGAGGTGGAAAGATGATGAAGCATAAAAAGAAAGTGTCTTATGTAGGCACTTGTACAGGTACTTTCATTTGTTCCAAATCCCAACTAATGGATACGTCCAAACGTAAAAATATCTATTCGTTCGGAGGGAACAATAACCACCTTGATTCCGTTCAAAAACGTAAGAACCTAACTGCTCAGGAAGCAATGTTCTCAAAATATATTGCTCTGGGTTTGAATCCACAAGAGGCATACAAGAAGTCGTTTTCAACAGACAACAATCAGTATGCGAAAATTAGATCAGGAATATTAATCAAACAGGAACGAATCGTGTCAGCAGTTAAAGAAGAATTAGACAAGGTGTTCAAGGATTTAGGAATCGACCTAACGTATTTAGTGGATGGTGTAAAATCTGAAGCAGATAATCCAGAGGGTCGACCTATTGATAGGCTTAAAGCATTCCAAATGTTATGGGATGCGGCGGAGGTTGTGCCTAAACAAAAGGTGACGCAAGTAACAGGGTCGGTCTTTCAAGGATTTGACTCTAAAGAAATTGCGTCTGCCGTACGACCTGAACTTCCTGCTCACGAAGAGTGACGTAACTAGCACCCATGAGAGTTGTCAAGCTCGGTAAGGTGCGTTAGGAGTTCAAGATGACAATTACAACCTCAGATGCCAAATATGGCAAAGTTCGTTATACCGTAGTCGAATCCAACAACCTGAAACTAGGTCAACAAGGTTTCAAGGTGATATCAGATACGAATGCCCACACGGGTACATTTGTAGCGATAAAAGTAGTTGGTGGAAATGCTTCTGTATCTGCTACTAGCAAGATAGGAGACAACATTTCTAGCTTAACTATTCGCCAAGATGATATTATCTATGGAGCTTTTTCTTCTATAACCTTAGGGTCAGGCACCGTACTTGCCTACTATGGATAATGCCAGATATCAGTAATTTTGCAGAATTAGGATTTGCAGGTCTATGTGCAGTTTTATTGTTTGGTGTATTCAAGTGGATGACAGGTGAACTCAATAAAAAAATAGATGACCTACAAGAAATTATTATCAAGCTTATCGATGCTAAGAATGAAATGAAAGATTCTTTTTCAGAGGATATAAAAGAGCTCGGAAAACAGATCAATCATTTAGATGATGAGACTACTAATCATTTGAATTACATCGAAAGCAAGTTAGGTAATGGGAGAGGGTCACCAAGAAAAAGAAGGTCTGGAAGCTGAATATAAATAAAGAAAATGTATCAAGAGCTGAAGAAGCATTAAGGCTTGCTAGTAAAGACCTTATCGCTTTTGGTAAGCTCTTTTTGCCTGATGACTTTCTTAGAAGTGAAACACCTCCGTTTCATTTTGAGGTAGCAGATGAGATATCCGATGAAAATAACAAACAACTTGCTATCATTATGCCAAGAGGACATGGGAAAACAGTACTGACTAAATGTGATTTGCTCCAGTCCTTTTGTTTTGCACGTGAACCGTTGTTTTATGGATGGGTATCAGCTACACAAAAACTGGCGTCAGGAAATATGGATTATGTCAAAACCCATTTGGAATTTAACGAGAAGATTAAATATTATTTTGGAAACTTGAAAGGACGTAAATGGACGGAGGAAGACATAGAGCTTTCCAACGGATGTAAGCTCCTTTCTAAATCAAACGTGTCAGGTATTCGTGGAGGTGCAAAACTTCATAAACGCTATGACCTTATTATATTGGATGACTTTGAAGATGAAAATAACACACTTACTACAGATGCTAGAGCGAAAAACGCAAACCTTATCACTGCGGTCGTTTATCCTGCTCTCGAGCCTCATACTGGTCGCCTTAGAATTAATGGCACTCCTGTTCATTATGATTCTTTTATAAACAATCTTATTGCAAATAGTGAAAAAGCAAAGAAAGATAAAAAGGATTTTGCTTGGAAGGTCATGTTGTATAAGGCAATCAATAGAAATGGAGACTCTTTATGGTCTTCATGGTTCACAAAAGAAAAACTAGAAGAGAAAAAAATATTTTACAGAGATAGTGGGCAACCTCAGAAATTTTATCAAGAATATATGATGGAGGTGCAAAGTGAAGAAGACTCAGTATTTAATTCAAACCATATTAAGTATTACGAAGGGCATTATGAGTTCAATGAAGAGCATGGGGTTAGTTATATCTGGACGGAAGATCAATATCGACCTATTAATGTCTTCATTGGTGTTGATCCTGCTACCGACATTCATAGGCGTGATAGTGATTATAGTGTTATCCTTGCTGTTGGTGTGGATGAAAATAACCGAGTGTATGTGTTGGATTATGTCAGAGAAAGAGGTATTCCTGTCATGGCAATCTTGGGAGAAGGAAAAGCAGGTATTGTTGATTATATGTTCCAGTATGCTCATATGTACAATCCTAATTTATTTGTTGTGGAAGATACTACTATGAGTAGACCCATCTTTCAAGCATTAAGAAGCGAATCTCTTCGTAGAAACGATTTTAGTGTAAAGTGGAAAGAAGAAAAGCCAGGAACAAGACAGTCTAAAAGAGACAGAATTCAAGGTATACTAGCACAACGTTTTTCGATAGGTCAAATACTAATGAAGAAGAATCATTATGATTTACACCACGAAATTCTTACATTTGGCAACCGCATGGCACACGATGACACCATCGATGCCTTAGCATATGCAACCAAATATGCGATTCCTCCGAAGAATCTAAACCGTGAAAACGGTGTAATATCCAAAAATATCAGAAGTCGTCCTAAAAGTTGGGTACTTGCTTAATGGCAAAAAGAGAAGATAAAAGAGCCAATAGGATACGAAAATTATTTGATGCTATTAATGATAGCACAAGACAGAACTGGGAAACAGTCAATCAAGAAGGTCACGATTTTTATCTAGATAATCAAATCGATGAACAAGATAAACAACAACTCGAAGACCAAGGAATGCCAACCTTTACGGTTAATCGTATTATACCTGTAGTAGAAATGCTGAATTATTATGCAACGAGCAACACACCAAGATGGCAAGCGATTGGAAGTGAAGAATCTGATAGTGATGTTGCGGCGGTCTATGCAGATGTAGCAGATTATATTTGGCACAATTCAAATGGTCAAGCATTGTATTCTAATGTTATTAGTGATAGCGTGACTAAATCCGTTGGTTATTTACTTGTTACTGTAGACCCAAATGCAGATAGAGGAATGGGAGAAGTTGTTATACAACAACCAGACCCATTTGATGTGTACATAGACCCTAAATCAAGAGATCCACTTTTTAAAGATGCAACCCACATTATAGTACGTAAAGTATTACCAAAAGTACAGTTAGCAAATATGTACCCAGAACATAGAGCAAAAATTGATAGAAGTGCTAGTAGACATGCCTCTGATTATGATTATTCTTCTAAACCAGAATTATCCAATGATTTTCAATATCAAGATATTAAAACAGGGTATGATAATGATGGTCAGCAAAGTGAGTTAGTAGAATATTTTGAAGTATACGAAAAAGAAAAAACGAAACTACTGAATGTATTCTACAATCGTATTCCATCTAAAGAAGAACTTGAGATGGTTCAAAAGAAAGTAAATACACAAATAGCAGAAACTCAAGCAGAAATGGAAGTAGCATTTAAAGAATTACAACAAAATCTTGCAGGGCAATTAGAAGCAGGTGCTATTATGCAAGAAAGAATGGAGTTAGAGCTAGATAAAAGAATGAAAGAAAACGAAGCACAACTTGCTTTACTTTCTACTCAACTTATGGCTCAAGCACAACAAGAGATTTCTATTATAGAAAACAAAGTGCTTACTCCAAAAGAATTTAAAATTTTTAAAGACAACAAAGCATTTCAAAAATCGATTGTTGATGTCGTTGAATTTCATAAACCACAAATTAAACTAACCAAAGTATCAGGAGATATAACTCTTTCAGAGGATATACTCCCTTCTGAACATTATCCCATTGTTCCCTTTATGTATAAGTGGACGGGCACACCCTTCCCAATGAGTGCAGTTTCACCTTTGGTTGGTAAACAACAAGAAATCAACAAAGCACATCAGCTTATGATACACAATGCGTCATTAGGTTCATCACTCAGATGGATGTATTATGAAGGGTCAATTGACACCTCTTATTGGGAAAAATTTGCAACTGCTCCTGGGGCATTGTTACCTGTAAATTCTGGGTATGACCCACCAAAAGAAGTGCAACCTGCACAACTATCCAATGCATTTTATCAAATCACACAAAACGGTAAAATGGATATGGAATATCTAGCAGGTATCTATGGAACTTCAATGGGCTCTCCAGACCAAGCCAATGAAACCTATAGAGGGTTACTTGCCTTAGATGAATATGGAACTAGACGGGTTAAGCAATGGTTAAAAAGTGCTATTGAACCTAGTTTGAAACAACTTGGTGAAGTAGTCAAAGATTTTTCACAAAAGGTTTATCAAGCTCACAAAGTGATGAGAATTGTACAACCAAACAATATAGAGAATATCAAAGAAGTAGAAATAAACGTACCTATCTATAATGATTATGGTATTGCTATTGGCAAATGGAATGATTATTCAACCGCCAAATTTGATGTTCGTATTGTAGCAGGTTCTACACTCCCAATTAATAGATGGGCTTATTTAGCAGAATTAAAAGAATTAATGAAGCTAGGTATTGTAGATGATATTGCAGTTCTAGCAGAAACCGATATTAGAAACAAAGAAAAGATTGTACAACGCAAAAGTCTGTATTCACAATTATCTAGTCAATTAGAAAAAATGAAAAAACAGATGCAAGACAAAGAAGGTACAATTGAAACACTCGAAAGACAACTCGTACAAGCAGGTATCAAACAAAAAGTTATGCAAGCAGAAACAGAGATCAAAAAGAGTGTACAAGACACAAAACTTTCTCATGGTAGAAGTGCAGATAAAGTAAAAGCAGAAAGTGATATGCAACGAAGACTTATGAGAAAACAACAACTTAATGGAATAGGAGAGCAATAATGAGTGAAATGCAAGGCGTAGATAACCCAGAGATAGAAGAAGCTCCATCTAACATAACGACCGAGGAATCGAGTCAGGATGCAGTAGGTGATTCTATATTTGGCTCTACAAATGGGTTTTTTGAAGACTTGGATCGTGAAGTGAACGGTGCAATTCAAGATGGTCAAGAAGATAGCCCCCAAATTACACAATCAATCGAAGAGGATGTAACTCCAGAAGTGGACTCATCGGAAGAAAAGATAGATTGGGAAAAGCGGTATAAAGATTCGTCAAGAGAAGCTCTTAGATTAAAAGAGCAATCAGATGAGCTTACTCCGTTTAAACCGTTCGTGGATGCCCTTAAAAATGATGAGGGCTTGGTATCAACAATAAGAGAATATCTAGAAGAAGGAAATAAACCTAAATCAATAAGTGAAGAACTTCAACTAGGTGACGATTTCGAATTTAATATTGATGATGCTGTTGCGAACCCGAAGAGTGATTCTGCTAAAGTATTTAGTGGAATGATAGATCGTGTAGTAGAAGGAAGAGTCAATCAACAATTGGCTCAAGATAAACAACAACGCAACGATGAAATTGCTTCACAAGCAAGAGAAAAAGAAGCCTCTGCTTTTAAACAAAAAATGAATATGAAAGATAGCGATTTTAATGAGTTAATGGATTTTGCCAAAAGCCATAAAATGAGTTATGAAGATATTTATTATTTGAAAAATAAAGATAGAGTTGCTAATAACGTTGCTAAAAACACAAAATCTGATATGTTAAATCAGATGAAAGCGGTTCGTAACATACCAACATCTGCGAGTTCAACTAATAGCCAGTCAAGAACGACTGATGTTAATGAACAAATCTTTGAGTCGTTAAAGAACCTAGACAATGGAGTAGATAGCTTATTTTCATAAGTAATTAGGTTTATGGACTTTCTATAGAGAAAGGAAATAAACATGGCTGATAATCCATTATTTTTATCAACTCTCGATGTTGCTCCGTCTACGAAAGGTGCTAGCCCTGACACAGGTGGTTCAGGTATTGGCGACCTTAGACGAAGATACAATTTTGGAGATAGAGTATCTGAGCTAGCAATTGACCAAACTCCGTTTTTTCGTTTCCTCGCAATGGCGGCGAAAAAACCAACCGATGATCCCGAATTCAAAGCTCTAGAAATGCGTCACAGTTGGCACAAGCGTTATGCGTATGTGGTAGCTATCGATTCAGATGCAACTTCTAGTAACTATGATGATGACGGAAATGCATATGCTGAATATTCCTTAGCAGGTGCTAAACTTGCTCAAGGGCAAACTTTTGGTATCAAATTAGAAACTGATTTCAAAAGTCAAGGCAATATACAATCTGTTTTAGGTCAAACTGGAATTACCGTAGGTTCTTCTGGTACACAACCTAAATTTATCGTAGCAGGTCAACTTCTAAAAATCCCAATCAGAAAACACGAAACTGGTTCTACTCATACTTTGTCAGATGAAAACGTACCTACAAGTGCTATGTATGATGAAGATTATTTAGTGGTTAAAGTAACTAATGTATCTACAACTCCATTTGATTCTAACAACGATGCTGAAGCGGTCGCCGCTTTTGTAACTGTTGTAAGACCAATCACAGTTGGAGATTATGACCTTTTCTCAATTCCAGGTGCACAATATGAAGCTTCAGGAACTACTTTTGATGCTCATGTTGCAACAGGTTTTGTAGAAGGCGATAAAGTATATGCTGTAGGTAATGCACATGCAGAAGGGTCAACTTTCCCTGATACATGGCAAGACCAACCATATTCCGATGTTTTTGGATTTACTCAAATATTCAAAACAACTTGTCAAATGACTAATACTGCAAGAGCTACACAGCTTAAGCTTGTTCCTGATGAGTGGGCTAGAATATGGAAACAAAAGTTAATTGAACATAAATACGACATTGAGCAAGCATTGCTTTTTGGTACTAAGTATGCCTCTGGCACAACAAGGTACACTCAAGGTATCGTAGATTATGCTCTTAACAATGGAAACATATTCTCACTAGCTACAGGTACAAAGTCACAGGATGATTTCTTAGATGACCTAAGTAATTATTTAGATCCAAGATACAACAATGCAGGAGCAACTCTATTTATGTGCTCAACTGATATTTACAATTGGTTGCACAAATTAAGTGGTTACTTTGCAAACAATGTATCTAGGGTACAGCCTGGACTTGCAGGAAATAGCGTAGGAACTTCTCAAAACTCACTAGGAAGAGCTGATATGGCTATTACTGGTAAGAGTAAGAAGTTTGGACTCGATATTACTACTATTTCTACTCCTTATGGAGATATGAATGTCACACGTAATATCCACTTAGATACAGGCAATGCAGGTATCAAGATGATTGGTGTTAATATGAAGCATGTTGCTTACAGACCTTTAGTAGGTAATGGCGTTAATAGAGACACTTCAATCTATGTTGGAGTTCAATCCCTTGAAAACACAGGTGTAGACAGAAGAATCGACCTCATTCAAACTGAGGCAGGTTTGGAAGCTCTTATGCCAGAAGCTCACGCAGTTTGGAAATAACTCGTGATTATTGGAAGTATACATAACGTAATCTGGGGTAGGGTCAGCCTCCTTCCTTACCCCAACTTCCTTAAGGAGTAAACATGGCTACATTTACACAACAAGTAGATTCGTTAGCAGGTTCTTCTTCAGGTACAAACGTATTACAATGGTTTAATGATGGCGTGAAAGACGTAATCAATCGGTTTGCAATTGTAAATCCGAATATATTACCTATGTTTGCAACTCAAAGTGCTGATTTAACTGGTTCATCTACTACATTAGATTTATCAAGTGCACATCGAGTTATATCTGTATTTAGAAGAAACTCAAGTTCTAGCGTTACTTATAAAACAGCAAGACAAATAGCTGTAAAAGATAGATTTAAAGCATCCGATTCCACTTCTTTGCTTCGTGCAACAGAAGAAAATCCAGTATACTATATTCGCAATCAAACATTAAATGTGTTACCACTACCAACGAATAGTCAAACAGCACACGCTGATGTTGTACAAACAACAGAACTAGATAGTTTAGGTGGTACTTCTATTTCAAATTTTCCAAGTGAATATTACAGATTACCTGTTCTTTATGCATCGATGAAACTATTGCATGTTAAAATGGTAGGTCATGCATTGCCAAGTGATCTAAGTTTTTCATCTGCACCATCTATTCCAAGTGCTCCTAGTTTTACTGCACCAAATGGAGCAATACAAAATGCAGTTGGAGAAATGAGTTTTAGTTTAACAGGAACTGCTCCTGTATTTACTCCACCAGTAATGGAAGACATTGATACAAGTGCAGTACAAACATTTATCGATGATGATGATATAGAACTTGCAAGAAGTCAGGTAGAAAAAATATCTGCTCAAGTGCAAAAATTTAATGCAGACCTAGCAAGTGCTAATCAAAAATTTCAAGAAGATAATGTAGAGTATCAAGCCAAAGTACAAAAAGATATTCAACAATTTACAACAGATGCTAATAGAGCAATTCAATTAATGCAAACCAGTACCAATGTAGATTTGCAAAATAAAGCTCAAGTCTTACAAAAAGAAGTAGGTGAGTATACAGCAACGTTAAATCGATATGCTCAAGACTTAGCAAGATTTAGTGCTGATGTACAAGCAGATGTTCAAGAACATTCTACTAAACTTGCAAAAGAACAACTTGATTATGAATGGAAGGTCAGACAGTACCAAACATTAAGACAAGAGTATGAAAGTGCATTTGTACCATATCAACCACCAAAGGAAGAAAAGCAAGATGGCTAGTAGAATAGAATATTCCATTAGTATGACTCCTATTGTAACAATAGATGCAGTCTCAAATCAATCTCCTGCAGTCGATGTTATTGAAAGTGATATCGGTCGTATGGTTGGAGGAAGTGGTTCAGTAGCCGTTGGGCAAACAGCCCATACTACAACAGGTTTTTCTGCAGGAAATGCAAGTTATCATCAAGCAACAGATACAATTAGTACTATAGCAACAAGTGCGTATGATATGGTATTTATTAAACATACAGGTTTTAGTTATAGTAGTAGTAGTGCATTAGGAACAACTGCAAGAACCAATAAACTGATCGTAACTATTGGAAGTCAAGAAATATGCAGATTGTCTGCAGGAATGGCTCTTACATTGCCTGAATTTTCGAGTGCGGCGATTAAAGTAACCGCATCTGATTCAAACAACATAGCTGTGGAGTATGCATTTATAACATGACAACATGGAGCACAACAAATCCAACTCCTTCTTCGAGTTATACAACAACGACTGTTACACCAAGTACATCTTGGGATGCAACAGATGCAAGTGTTACAAGTTCTTGGAGTGCAAGTGCACCTAGTCCAAGTAGTGTATGGGTAGCTATCAAAAGTCTTTTTTGGTCGCTTTCAAATAATAGTAAATGGAATCAAGAAGATTCAGTTTGGGGACAATAATATGACAGTAAAAGAATTAATGGAACGAGTACCAACATCAAATGCAGGATATGCAATTGCCTATATCAATGATGGATTAAGAGAGATACAAGGAATGATAGATGATAATATTAAATATGCAAAATCAAATATTGTAAAAGACCAACGATTTTATTCATTGCCTACAGATCTTGTAACCTTAAAGAATGTAATGATATACGATACAGATGAAACTGAATATGTAAGGATACCTCGTGTAATTCATGTAGAAAGTAACGATGGAGATGATACCTAATGGAAAGAGATTACGCATATTATTTAGCAGGAAGGAATATTGCAATTGTACGAGAAAATACAGAAGGTTTTTACAAAAGCCCAGATGAAGCTATTACCAATGGAATTAAAATGGAGTATAATGCTCAACCTACAACCATTACTGCTGAAACCGATGGTAGTGGAAATGCTATTTCCATTGATTGTGATGAAGAGTTGGCGATTGCTTTAGTCGATTATGTCAAAGCAAAATTTGCTGAAAATCAAAATCAATATGATAAGATGGCTTACCATATGGCAGAATTCAAAAAGAAAGTATACAGATATCAAAATAAAAAATTTGGAGGTGCACGAATCATGATTCCTGTTGGTTCGCATGCAATTAGATAATGGCAGATTCATTAACAAACCAAGCAATAAGTTCTACCTATCAACAACTATTACATCTTCCAGATGGTTCTACAGCTAGTGACCAAAGTGTTCGAGATGGAGATGGAACTGCAACCGCTTTAAAAATTTCTAATTCAAACGTAGATGTATCTACTCATGATGGTTCATCTAACGGCTTAAAATTAAACAACACTTTATTAACTGCAACCGCTTCAGAATTAAATCAATTAGATGAAAAAACAGTAGGTGGAGGTTCTAGTACCGATATACCCACCAATTCATCAACAGCCACATTCACCAATAAAACCATAGATGGAGGAACATTCTAATGGCAAATACAATACAGTTCCGTAGAGGTACAAGCGTTCCTTCTTCGGGTTTAAGTGCAGGAGAACCTTTATATAATACCAATGACAGTAGATTTTGGATAGCATCTGGTTCTTCTACAGCTAATTGGGTAGGAGCTCCTATTTTAGATGAAGATGATATGTCTTCTGATAGCAATGTAAAAATTGCAACACAACAAAGTATCAAAGCATATGTTGATGCACAAGTAGCTACAAAAGATACATTAGCAGAATTAGGTGATACTACAATTACCTCATTAGCAGATGCACAAATTTTGATTTATGACGGATCTAATTCTTTTGATAATAAAAGTATTAGTGGAGATGCTACTATTGCAAACACAGGAGTACTCACAATAGCGAATAATGCGGTCGAAAACGCAATGTTAGCAGATAATGCGGTAGATACTGCAGAATTAGCTTCTGATGCCGTTACAACGGCAAAAATCACTAACGGAAATGTGACTAATGCAAAACTTGCTAATAGTACTATTACGATTGCCGCCGATTCTGGTTCAAACGATGCAGTAGCATTGGGTGAAACACTTACATTTGCAGGAACAAGCAATGAAATCGATACAACAGTAACTGGGAATCAAATACAAATTGGTTTGCCTGATAATGTTACGATTGCAGGAACGTTAACGGTAAATGGTTCTACAACTACTATTGAATCCTCTACATTGGTCGTAGAAGACCCACTTATTTCTTTAGCAAAAGATAATACAAGTGCAAATAGTGTAGATGTTGGAATCTATGGGACTTACGCAAGTAGTGGTACAAAATATAAAGGAATGTTTTCTGATGCATCTAATAGTGATGTATTTACTTTTTTTAAAAATAATGCAACAGCACCTACAACAACCGTAGATGTTTCGGATAGTAGTTATGCTTTAGCAGGAATTAAATGTGCTTCTGTAGATGGAGCAACTATTGATGGAGGAACTTATTAATTGGCAAATGTAATCCAATTAAAACGTGTAACGAGCGGAACAAGTGCTCCTGGAACAAGTGATCTAGCTGAAGGGGAACTTGCAATCAATACAAATACTGGTAAACTGTATTTTAAAGATGCCAGTGATAGTATCAAGTTTTTTGCAGATAGCACACAATCAACAGCTATTACATTTGGTATTGCAAATACCAATGCAGTAAAGATAGACCACGCTTCTGTTGCTGATAATGATTATGCAAAATTTACAGCCAATGGTGTAGAGGGGAGAAGTTTTGCTGAAGTTAAAACAGACCTTAGTTTAAACAATGTAGAAAATACTGCAATCAGTTCTTTTGCAGGCACAAGTAATATTACAACTACTGGAGCATTGAATTCTGGTAGTATTACAAGTGGTTTTGGAAATATAGACAATGGCTCATCAACATTAGATACAGGAGCATTAACATCTACTGCATCTACTATTGAAAATTCTGGTAGTGCTCTTTTAAAAGTATCTACAACAAGTGGAGATGGAGATAGTGTAGCATCTATTACATTTAAAAATGATAATAATACAGACGGGTCAGATAATAATGAAGTTGCACATATAGGTGTTAGAGACAATGAAGATACATTAAGATTTATGGTTTTGTCTAATGGCTCTCCAACCTATGCTAATTTTGGAAGTTATAGCAGATTTATGATTTACGCTAATGGGAATGTGCAGGGAACTACTTCAAGTGGAGCAAAATTTTTCTTTTGTGATGCAGGAGGAGAATATATTTATGGAACAGGTGTTAGTCTTATTAATATTGCAGGAAGCTCTCTTTATTTACATGCACAAAGCGAAAATGTTATTTGGGATGGAAGTCAATATTATCCTAACACAGATGATGCTAAAAATTTAGGGCATGGAAGTTATAGGTGGAATGATATTTATGCTACGAACAGCACAATACAAACCTCAGATTTAAATTTAAAAGAAAGTGTTGCAGATACAGATTTAGGTCTTGCATTTATTAATAAACTAAAACCTAAAAGTTATAAATGGAAAACAACACCAGAACAAAAATATGAAACTGCTGAAGAAAGCTTAACGCCTGACCCAGAACCAACAGGGCCTGATAAAGAAACAGGTGATGTTAAACAATCTGCAATTACACACAAAAGAAAACATTATGGTCTTATTGCTCAAGATGTCAAATCAACATTAGATGAACTTGGAATAAGCACAGATGATTTTGCAGGATATATTAAACCTGAAACAGGCAGTTTGGGATTACGTTATCAAGAATTTATCGCTCCTATAATTAAAGCAGTACAAGAACTATCAACAAAAGTGGAGGCATTAGAAAATGCTTAAAAAAATAACTATACCATTCTTTTTTTTACTTAGCTGTAATAGCGTAGATAATATAGATATACAAGATCAACATGGCGAAAAACATTTTTACAATAGAATACTACACTTTAATGAAGATTCTACAATGCTTTGGTGTTATAACCATGAAGAGTTTGAAGTCGTAAAAAAAGACACCAATAGAACTATGTATAAAGATTGGAATGATATAGCAAGTGATTGGATATTATACTAATGGCAAAGATTTCTGATAGCTCTAATCTTTCCTTCAGCTTGTCATATCTCGTTCAGCTTGTCGGAGGTATTGCCATAGCCACATTCGCATTTTCAGAAATTAATAATAGATTGGGAATAGTAGAAAATTCATCTATAGCAAATACTAACAACATTGATGAGATTATAAAAACTCAAGAAAAAAACCAGAATTCTTGGATTCCAGCCGATTTTCAGCAATTTGAAATATTAAAAGCACACAAAGAATTACTAGCACAGCATCAAGCAGAAATTATACGTCTGCAAGACAAAGTGTATCAATTAAATAGATTGTTGAGTATGAGACGATGATAGGAGAATTAATATCAATACTAAATGAATGGAATAGAAGGAGCAGAGATGAATCTAAAAAAACAACTAACTGAATTAAAAGCACAACACAACTCTACTTTACAAGAGGTCAACAGGCTTTCTATTATACAATACAAATTAGAAGGTGCAATAGAAATTACTCAAGAACATTTAGATAAATGTACAGAAGAAAACTGTTCATGTGTGAAGGAGGAAGAAGATGCCCCCAAAAAAACGAAAAAGTAAATCTAAAGGACTATATGCAAACATTCATGCTAAACGCAAAAGAATCAAAGCAGGTAGTGGTGAAAAAATGAGAAAAAAAGGAGCAAAAGGAGCTCCTACAGAAAAAGCATTTAAAAGAAGTGCAAAAACTGCAAAGAAAAGGAAGAAATAATGGCAACACCTGCATGGCAACGTAAAGAAGGAAAAAGCCCAAGTGGTGGATTAAATCGAAAAGGTATTGCTAGTTATAGAAGAGCAAATCCTGGCTCTAAATTAAAAATGGCAGTTACAAAGAAAAATCCTAAAGGAAAGGATGCTTCTAGAAGAAAATCATTTTGTGCAAGGATGTGTGGTATGAAGAAAAAACTCACAGGTACAAAAACTGCAAATGACCCAAATTCAAGGATCAACAAATCTCTTAGAAAATGGAGATGCAGATGCAAATAAAACGAAAACCAGAGGATGAACTTATCGAACATTGGGTAATGGAAGATGTCGAATTTGATTTTGATGTAATGGATCCCGATGAAGACCAAGTAGAATTCTTAGAAGAGGAGAAATAAAATGCCAATGGGAAAAGGAACATACGGTTCAAAAGTAGGTAGACCTAAAAAATCAGGTAAAAAAAATTCTAAACTAAGCAAGTTAAAACAAAAAATGGCTAAGATTAGAAGTCGTAGAAAAAAATAAATGAATCTTCAAGAATATAGAGAGCAAGTACAACACAAATTAAGTGAATTACATGCTGATATAAAAGTGCTTATTGAAATTAATCATAGACAAGATAAACATCTTGAGAAATTAAATGGACGAGTTTCTATCAATGAAAAATTTCGAATCGTAGCACAATCTTGGGGAGGATTTATGATTTTCATCATACCTATTGTTATTTCGGTAATTATAGGTATTTGGTTCAATTAACAACAGACAAAAAAGAGGTGTAGCATGGTAGGAAAAATCATTCTTGAATACATAACTAACGAAGATGTTGAAAAACAAGTTATTCAAAAGCTTAATGACAACATTAATATTCCCATTATAAACGAAAAAACAGAAGAAAAAATATTAAAAGCTGTTTGGAGTACTGTTAGAGAAGTTCTAGAAAGCGTTCTAACAAAGGGAAAATAATGAGTAGCGATGAATTATATAAAATCATCGCAAGAGTCATTGAAAGAGAGGGAGGCGAACGTCTAACGAATGACCCTGATGACCCAGGAGGTATTACTAAATGGGGTATATCACAGGTTCATAATCCATCGTTGGATGTTCCTAACCTTACTCTTCAAGAGGCTGTTGAGGTATATCGAACCAGTTATTGGAAAAAATCAAAAGCATATTCTCTTCCTGATAGATTGCAAGAGATCTATTTTGATATGGTCGTTAATATGGGAAGAAAAAGAGCAGTTATGATATTACAAAAAGCTTGTAATCATAAAGGAAGCAAACTAGCAGTAGATGGTGGTTTAGGCAAATTAACACTAAGTGCTTGTAAAAAATTAGAACCGCATAGATTAACTGCATTTAGATGTTTGTATTATGCTGAATTAGTCACAAGAAAACCAACCTTAATGAAATATTATTATGGATGGTTTAGGAGGTCAATAGAAGTATGATAGAAAAAGAAAAAAGAGTAGAAATATTAAGATTAGCTAGAGAATACGGAAATAAATATGTTGCACAACAATATAATATTTCAACAAGAAGTATTAGACGTTGGAAACAACATGCTAGAGATAAAAGAGATGCGTTTGAAGTAGAAGAATTACCAACAGGTCATTTACCTATTGATGATTTAATTAAAGAACGTATCAATAAATATAAAATTAAACATGATTATATGAATAAAACTCAATTAATCAATGTAGATATCAATATAAATGGCCCCATAGGTATTGCACATTTTGGTGACCCTCATATAGATGATGATGGAACAGATATAGAGTTGCTCTACAAACATGCAGATATTATAAATGAAACAGATGGATTATTTGCAGGGAATGTAGGAGATATGCATAACAACTGGATTGGTAGACTAGGAAGACTTTATGGGCAACAATCAACAAGTGCTAATGAGGCATGGAGACTGGTTGAACATTTTATTGGAAAAGTAAACTGGTTATATCTTGTTGGTGGTAATCACGATGCGTGGACTGGAGCAGGTGACCCACTTGACTGGATGGTAAGCTATGGAGGTGGAGTTTTTGCAAATTGGGGAGTACGAATGAATTTGAGATTCCCTAATGGAAAAGAAGTACGAATCAATTCAAGACATGATTTCAAAGGTCACTCTCAATGGAATACAGCTCATGGATTATCAAAAGCAATTCAAATGGGTTGGAGAGATCACATTTTAACAGCAGGTCATACTCATGTTTCAGGATATCAAGTATTAAAAGACCCATCTACAGGTCTTATTTCACATGCATTACGTGTAGGGAGTTATAAAACACATGATAGGTATGCTATTGAAAAAGGATTGCCAGACCAAAACATATTTACATGTCCTGTTACAATTATCGACCCAAGATATGAAGATGATGACCCACGGCTAATCACAACATTTTTCGACCCAGAAAAAGCATCGTTGTATTTAACATTCTTACGAAAGGTTTCAAAGTATGCCTAAAAAATCGGCACAAATAAATCCGTTTGATGGAGGTTTAAACAATTATTCTGATGCAAGAGATATTGAAAAAAATGAACTTGCAGAAGCTTTAAACGTACAAACCAATCAGCCAGGAAAAGTGTCGTTAGCACCTACTTTTGAAAATGGTAGTGATATTAATATCACAGATATAAATCCATTACAAGGACAAGGTTATATTATTTATAATAGTGATTTTAATTTATCAGGAGTAGAAAGTAATACAGAGTTACAAGTATTTGCTAATGCTAATAAATATTATCAAGGACTTGTTTCATTAGATACATTTCCAAATGCACGATTTACGAGTGGTCTGTCTAGTATTACAAGCCCACGATTTTTTGTAGCAGATGGAAATCTTCGTATAAGCGAAGCAACCTTTCAACATCATACTAAATTTTTAGGATATGTAAAACATCAACAATTAGGTGCGGGAAGTGCAAGTCCATTTTTAATTGAAGCAGATACCTATATTGATGAACCTTATAGTGGTGGAGTATTTTTAAATGATAACGATCCACCAAATGAAAGTATTACAGACGGAACATTAAATCTTCACATTAAAGAAAAAACAGGTTCAACATCAGAATGGGTAGATACATCTGATTCTAATGTAGAGATACTGACTAAAACAGGTAGTGTAAATCATGGAACACAAGCCGTTCATACAAGTACAGATGGTGGTGTTGCTTTACCTTCTGGTGCATCGGGAATGACAAAATTTACGGCTGATACAGATCCAAATAATTCTAATTATCGTATTTCAAAATCGTCTGGTGGAACAGCTATAGATATTACGAATAAAAGTGTTTTTGTTAAAATCTATGTTCCAAGTGCATCATTTTCTTTTTTACAACAAGAAGCATTTCAAATACGATTAGGTAATAGCATAAATTCAGCATCAAATTCTGGAAACAATGCATTTGTTTATTCTGTAGATGTATCTCTCATAACTGCCAATCAATTTAATACTATAGAACTAAAACACGGTTCTCATGAATCGGTTGAAGGTTCGCCTGTAAGTACCAATATTACGTCAATTGGAGTAGATGTAAAAAGCACAAATCCAGGAACTGCTGTTATTTTTTATGCTTCTCATGCAGAGCTTGGTGATAGTAGTGTTGGTCTTTGGAATGGTCAATATAAATGGTATTATAGTTTTGTTTATGATAGGACGCAAGAAAGTAGAACTCGATTATTTGCAAATCAAACCAATCCACTTTCTTTTGAAGATAAAATATTAGAAATAAATGTACATGCAAAAAAACATTCGAGTGGATGGTTAATTGGCTCTAGTACATATAGTGAAAGACCAACAGGAGCAAATATTTATTATGCAGAATTTGATTTAGATGGTACTCCATTAGACAACGATAAAAAATTATTTTTAAAAGTAGATTTTGAAAATGGTGTTAAAAAACCAACAGGAGAAACTTTTGAAGCATGGGGAAGTGCATTAGGTAATGGTGCTCGAAGTCATACAGAAGTTCAAATAACAAACCCCCCTTTGTTAGATACCTTTTCTACAATTGCAGGATATAGTGAAGACTCTAAATTGTCTAAAGTTATTTTTGGTGCAAGTACTATTTTAAATAGAAGAGCGTATGTAGGTAATGTCAAAGTAACAGATATCAATGGTAAAACTCGTATCTATTCAGATAGAATCTATAAATCAGAACCTAATGGATTTGATATTTTTACAGAGTATGGATATATCGATGTAGCAATCAATGATGGTGAATCCATTACTGCATTAGAAAATTTTCAAGATTTTATTTTACAATTTAAAGAACAGACAATGTATCTCATTAATGTTACAAAAGACATTGAATATTTAGAAGATACATATGCGTATAGAGGTGTATGGTCAGAAAGTGCAGTTTGTAAAACAACTAAAGGGATTGCATGGGTCAATGACTATGGATGTTTTTTATTTGATGGTAAACAAGTCATTGATTTATTAACAAACAAAATAGATAGAAGTGAATGGACAAATTTAGTAGGTAATAAACCTTTGATTGGATTTAAACCATTATCACAAGATTTGTTGGTAATAGGTGACTATGCTGATTCAAAAGCTTATAATTTTAATATGATCACTATGTCTTGGCAACGAATTTCAAGCAATGATGGTAGTGCAGAAGATGTTCTTGTTGAAGATGATAAGCATATAACAAATTTACAAACTAAAAAAGATGGAACATTAAGAGCATATCAAGATTCTACAACACATAATATAAAATCTTTTAATATTAACACAGCATCAGCAACGAATTATATAGACATTCGCACAAAAGATGAAACATTAGAAGACCCTGCACAATTTAAAACATTAAAAAAAGTATATATAACTTATAAAATTAATGATGGTTCTAGTATTCCAACGGTTCATTATACAACTAATAATGCAACAGGAACATTACGAAATTTTACACAATCTTTTAGCAATACAAGTAATGTATTTACAACACTAGCATTAACGCCTGCAACAGCTAGTGAAGCCAATAATAAACATAGTTTTCAAATCGTTATTAAAGGCATGGCACATTCAAGTTTTGTATTAAATGACATTAACCTCGTATATAGAGAGAAACCTTTAAAATAATGCCTTCTAGCAAAGATAAAAGAGCACAGAGACACCAAGCACAATTAAAAAGCCAACAAGGGCGTGCTGAAAAAGGTACACGCAATGTTGAGTTTGTAGCTGATAGTGGTTATAAGGAAGTTCAATATATAGGAAATAAAAAATATTATACACCTATGTCTTCTAATCCAAACACATCTACAGATGCAGGAATTCCTGGAGGCAATACAGTTATTTTATCTGGGGGTAGTGGTTCTAATAGCAATCTTATTTTGTCAGATGAATCTGTACTTGGTAGACATATTCGAAATAATACGATCACATTTGATAAACTAGCATTTGAAACGATTGGTGCAGACCAAATAGCCAGTCTTTCTATAGGAGCAAATCATATTGAAAATAATAGTATTACTGCAACACAAATAGGGTCTAATGTAATTACAGCGAATGAAATAGCAAGTAGTGCAATCACAGCAGATGAAATAGCTTCTAATGCGGTTACTGCAGGAAAAATTAACACAAACGCTGTAACAAGTGGTACAATTGCTTCTTCTGCAGTTACATCAGGTAAAATAGCAGATGGTGCAATTACAGCAGGTAAAATTGGTGATTTAGAAATTACTGCAGGTAAGATAGCTAATTTAACGATAACTGCATCTCAATTAGCAAACTTAACTATAAATGGTGCAAAGATTGCAGACCATGGTATAGATGGAACTGATAAAATTGTTGCAAACAGTATTACTGCATCAGCAATTGCTTCAGACACTATTACAGCAACTCAAATTGCGGCGGGAACTATTACGGCAAGTGAAATGAATGTTTCTTCGCTATCTGCATTAAGTGCTAATATGGGTACAATAACAAGTGGAAGTATCAATATTGGAAGTGGTAAAGCAGAATTAACATCAGGTGGTAATGCAATATTTTCTAGTGGGGCTATAAAATTTGATAGTAATGGTAATGTGCATTTTCAAGGAGATGCTAGTGCAGGTGGAGTGATCTATTTTCATGCAGGTAATGATACTAAAAATTATACGGATTCTGCTTTTAGGTTACATCATGACGAATCAGGGAATGTGCTTACTATCAACTATGATGGTAGCAATAAATTTCTTTTAGAAAATGATGGTGATTTACATGTGGCAGGTGGATTTCGATTTGGTGATATAGGTAATAACGATATAGGATTTGACCAAGATGGTGGAAACTCTATATCGGTTCAAATGAATGTAAATGGTAGTTCATTCATGCCTGCAGTTCATGCAAACGATACTGTAAATGTTGGTTATGATTTAGGTAAAAGTTCACAAAAATGGAGAAAATTATTTGTGTATCAATCAAACACAGGTGACTTAGTGCTTGATAATCAAAGCGATGCAAGATGGATACTTCGAGAACAACCAGATTGTATTTTAGCTAGAAATTGTAAAACAAAAAAAACATTCAAATTAGATATGACAGAAACTTCTGATTATGCTAATGAACTATGGGAAGATGTACAAACAGACGATTAAGTCGAAAGGTAGAATTATTAAAAAAATAAACTTGAAATGTATTAAATTAAACAGCGATTTGGAGAGTTATTATGGCTTATTCTAGGTATAATCGCAACCTTCCTCCAAGGAATCCATTGTCCGACCCTCGTGTGAGTGAACCTTTAGCGAGTGCTACAAGACTTTTGCAAAAAGAAAAATCACGAGAAAATATGTTAGCACCTATCATCAATGTTCTTGAAAGAGCTCCAGGAATGATAGAAGCTAGAAAAAAACGTGGTGAACGATATGATTCTTTGATAAAAATGTTTGAAAATCAAGACATCATAAAATCTTTTCCATCTAGACAAGATTATATATCAAATAAAGAAACACAATTTAATGTAGGTGGTGTTGATTTAAATCTTGATGATATTTATCAAATAAAACAAACAGATCAATTTTTTGAAAACCCAGAATTAAAAAATTTAATTCAAGGTTTACAAATGGATAATATGATAAAACTTTTTAATGGAGAAAAATAATGGCTAATGGATATATAGGAAGTGCATCACAGAATCAATTTTTATTAGAAAATGTTCCAGAATTAATGGGAGGTCAAAATCAAATTTCTATTGTTGATGCATTAAAATCTAAAAATATGCCAAGTGGAATGGAAGATAGAAGAAATTTATATGATATGTTAACTTCTTCACCCCAAAAACCAGAAATGCCTATGAATAATATGTTGTCAGAAGAATTAAAATTGCAGTTTTCTCCAATGGAAGCTGATAGAATAGTTGATGAACCAACTTTAGCACAAGCAGGTGATTTTGATAGTTCTACTTTACCTTCTTTACCTTTAAAGAATCAATTAAAAAATAAAGTTGGTTCTTTAATGGATCAATTTGCAGAAAGTAAACTTGGTAAACTAACAAAATCAATGGGTGGTGTTGCTAATATAGCGTCTACGGGTTTGCAAATTTATAATATGTTGCAACAAAAAGATGCTTTAAAAGAAGCAAAAACAGGAATTGAAGGTGCAATGGGTGGATTGGATTCTTTAAGAGCAGATACGGTTTCATCAGAAGTAGAAGCTATTGAAAATTTAGAAAAAGAAATGAAATCAACCATTGGCAATAGAGCAACAACATTACGAGGGTCTTTAAAAAGTGGTTTAGATAAAATTCCAAGAAGTAATATACAAACAGGTAGTATTCAAGAAATGGCAGATAATGCTAGAAATACAATACAAAATGCTTTGGATGCTGTGGTAGACCAAGCAAAGAGTAGATTTGATTCAGGTCGAAGTTATGAAGACCAAAAAACAAGAGATGCTTTAGGAAGAATTGAAAGTACTCGAACTCAATTAGCAAGTGAATTAGATAAAATAGAACAAGCACGAAAACAATTACCAATTGATATGGCAATGAAAGGTATAGGTTTACTTGGGCCTCAAGGAAAAGCTGTATCTAGTTTATATGATATAGGTAAAGGATTTAGAACATAATATGGCAAATGCACTAGATAGAATGTTAGCAAATATAGGGGCAAGCAATATAAGAGAACAACAAAGAGAAGAAAGAATGTCTTCCAATATATTAGCACAAGCATTTCAAAGAGAAGATAGAAGGGTTACTCAAGCTACAAATGTGTTAGGGGAATTACAAAAACAAATAACAACTTTAAGTGACCCTAAAGAAGTTGATAAAATTACATCTGGTGCTAAATCTATTGCTAATCAAGTAGATAGCCCTGTAGTAGAAGCAATAATGAATGGACTTCAAAATACTGCAGATTTAAAGAAAAAAAACATTAATATAGAAAAAGCAAGTAATACATTAAAAAATAATTATGTACAACAAATAAAAAAAGCGGGTGGTAATGAAACAGAATTAGCTGAATTAATAACTATTGCATCAACTCTTCCAAATACTGAGTTAAGAGAAGATATAACAAAAAATATAAATGCTACTATAGAAGCTACGAAAAATTTAAAAACAGCGTATCAAACAGAAAATTTAAGCAAATCTTTTAAAGATTTAAGAGGAAAAATATCATCATACATAGTAAATAACGATAGAGAAGGTTTAAGAAATTATCTTGAAGATGACCCAACATTTTTATTGTATAACAGAGATAAAAAAATAGATGATGAAGAATTGGGAATAACTTTAAGTAATGTATCAGCATCTGTTTTTAAAGGTGATCAAAAAGAATTTGATCAACAATTAGCAACTACTTTGGGTGAGATAGCAAAACGTCAACCTACAAAAAAAGATACGTATAAAGGAGTACCAGACCTTGCATCTTTCGCTAATCAAAAAACAGATATTATAGACGATTTTTCAAAGTCTATGAGTGCAGAACTAAAACTTTTTAATAGTAAAGCAAAAGATGCATTAAAAATGGATGGATCTTCACCAACTTTTAAAAATTTAGTATCATTTGATGTTGGAGAATTAACAACCCCAGGTGCTGTTGAAAGACAATTAAAAAATGTAAGTGACCACATATTAGGTTTAATAGATGTTGGTAAATCTAAAAGTAATGTAGTAGTAAATATTATTCCTTCTATAAAAAAAGAATCAATTCATTGGGAAGACTATCAAACAGCAGACGATAAAATAAATAAAACAGACTATATAAAAATGACTGGTTCTGAAGATGGTTACACAGAAGGAATGACATGGGCTGATGAACAAGTTGTAAATGCAAGATATATTAATTTTAATGGTAGACAAATATTAAACCCTGAGTTTGTTAAAAAAATAATTACGGATATTACTGAACCAAAAGAAACTAAAAAAGATAATCCAAATTATGAGTCTGATTTACTAACTAAACAAAAAGGATTTGGTAAAGCTATGTTTGAAGCTCATTCTAGAGCAGATGAAGATAAAGATTCTCAAGGAACGAGAGATAAAACGGTAACTTATTTTGAAATGACAGATTATTTAATGAAAATAAGTGATTATTATGTACAACAAGTTTCACAAGCTAGTGAAATATTAAATATGAATAATGAAATTGACCAAACAAATGAAACTATAAATAATCTAAACACTCAATATAATTTTACTTCTGATGTATTTACTACTACTTTAGATAGCACACAAGCTCCTGTTGATACTACTACACAAAAATAATATATGTCACAAAAAATATTAAATCCTGAGCAATATGATGAATTGTGGAATAGAGATATTTTTACATATCCTAATAATGAAGTTCAACTATCTAATAGTTTTTTAATAAATCCTCAAACGCAAGAATATCCTGATAGTCCTCTGTATAATCATTTAGATAACAAATTAAAAAAATTAGGGTATGAAGGTTTTGATTATAAAGACAGAGAATATAGAAAAAATTTTACTATTGGAGATAATAGTCATGAAGATAAAAGATTTAATCTTTATAGAACACAAATAGCTGATATATTTAATTATTTGTCTGGTTCAGAAAACATTACTTCTATACATAAAAATCAAATTATTAATTCTACTGCTGAACATTTATTAGAACAAGAACAATTTATAGCACAAGGATTGCCTAAAGACATATCAAATGAACATAAAAAAGAAATAAATCAAGAATATACAAAACTTTTAACACATGAAAAGGGTTACTTTAATGCTACTAGAGAATCCATGCAAAAAGAAATAGATCGTCATGAACAAAATTCAAGCGATGGATTGTGGGCACAAGGATTCGACCAGTTTATGCAAAGCATAGGTACTGGATTTGATGTAACAGGGCAAACATTTGAAAATTATCTTACAAATCCTTTTATTCCTCTAGGTAAATACGGGAAGATACCTTTATCTGAAACAGCAGATATTGATTATTCAGATTTTTTTCAAAAAATCAGTGAAACAATTAATGAAGAAGGTGTAGAAACTAATTTGTCTGGTGTATATGGTTTAACTCCAGAACAATATAAAGCTGAATTTGGTGATGCAATACTAAGTCCAGCTACTTTTTTAAGAGATCCTAAATTTTTTATGAATCAAGTAATGAAAACACTTCTTTCAACTCCAACATCTATTGTAGGTGGTACTTTTAACACTATAGGTGGTGCATTAACATTAGGTACTGGTGGTGTAGGTGCACCTGTAGGTGTTCCTCTTATAGTAGCAGGAACAGGTATTTCGTCTGGTGGTGGTTTTTTAGCAGAAGGTGGTTCTACTACTGAAGAATTAGTTAATTTATTTTCTGATTTAAGAAATCAAGCTAAACAACAACGTGAAATGATAAATAATGGTCAGTCTAAAATGACTGAAGAAGAGTTTAAAAACAAATACACTGTTTATTCTGGTTTTAAAACAGAAAAACAAACAACTGCAGACAAGATTACAGACGATCAAATTGGTGAAATAGCGTATAATGTAGGTTTACAATACGGAACAATGTCAGCTTTAATAGAAGCTGTTTCTTCAGGTGCAGAAGCTGTAGGTGGTGGAGTTGCCGCAAACTCAATGAAAGGTATTCTTAAGTTATTTACAAAATCAAATGCAGGTAAAGTTGGGCAAAAAGCAACAGCTCATCATTGGTTTAAATTAATGATGCAAAGAATTCAAAAACAAAAAGGATTAAAAAAAGGTGCTGTTGCTTTAAGCACTTGGAGTATAAACGCAATACAAGAGGGTATTACAGAAGGTGTTCAAGAATCATTGAACATGAGTATGGTAAACAATTATATGCCCGAACATTTAAAAACATTAGATGATGCATTTAATAATAGAATTGATGAAGCCTTTAGAGCAGGTTTTGTAACAGGTGGAGTTATGAGAGTTGGTACAACTGCATTAGATGTAGGTGCTAGAGGTACTTTAAAAGCATTAGGATATAAAGATATAAATGAATCTATAATAGATAATATTATAGCTGAAAAAGCTGACAAACATTATAAGTTTTTAACAGATGATAATTTTGAAAAAGGTCTTACTGTAGATGAATTAGACACAATGGTTCGATTGAATTTATTTATGGGTAAAGACCCATACGAAAATGTAGATAAGTCTATATTAGAAAATTATGATACAAAAGAATTAGAAATGCGTGTTGTAGAAAGACAAAAAAAAGACGCAGAAATTGGTTTTTTTAAAGGAATAGATGGATCAGAAAAATTAACTAGCATTTTAAAAACAAAAGAAATGAAAAATGTTATGGATAAAATGCAAATAAGCATAACCGATATAATGAATAGCAAACTTGGTAATTATTTGCAGGGTTATAATCAATTAACACAACTTTTTGGAGAAAAAGATGCTAAAAGAATAATAAAAGAATATAATATGGATATAGGTCTTGATGACCAAACAGATGAAACAAACACTTATTCAGATGATATAAAAGACGTAGATACTATTGATGCTAATTATGATTCTGCAGATTTGGATTTTGATAATCAAATAAACGAAGTAAATGAAGAGCTTAAAGAACATTATGATGTATCAAAAGACAACAGAAAAAAAGATTTAGAAACTCAACGAAAAAATAATGCAAAAAATAAAGATAAACGACAAAATGTAAGACAACAATTACAAAATCCTGTTAATGAAGAAACTATACAAAAATTAGATGGTAAAAATGACCCTTCTATAATTTCAAAATTAAATATGACAGGGGTAGCACAAAAAAAATTAGGATTATTAAACGAAAAAGGAACAGTTTTTAATTTACAAGTATTAGAAAAAGGGAAAAAAATAAATCCTAAAACAAATCAACTTGAAACAGTATATATAACAAAATGGAGTCCCCAAACATTAGAATTAAATCCTGCAGATACTAATAAAAAAGAAAGATTTGAAATATTTGAATCCTCAATAGCTAAGGCAAATACAATAAATAAAGCTACTGGAAAACGGCAACCTTGGGTTAAGAAGACTGTTCAAAACATGGATGAAATTTTACAAACATCTAGAGCAATTGATATACAACAAGCAAAAGATAAAAGAAAAAAGAAAGTAAAAGAAAAAAAAGAAAAACCTATAACAAGAGATGAAATTAACCATGCTATGGATGTAGCATTAGGTTTAGAAAGTGAACATACACCTTCTAAAAAAGAAGTTTCTACAAAAAAACCTCCTCCTAAAAAAGAAGTTGCTCCTCCTAAAAAAGAAGATAAAATATCTAAAAAAGATAAAACATCTAAATTAATGGAAGGAGTAACTGGTGTTCGAGGAAAACCTCCTAAAACTATAGATGATGTTGAACCTGTTAAAACTAAAGATGATGTCGAACCTAAAGTTGTTAGTGATGAGCCTCAACAAAAACTATTTAATAAATTTATTAATGACTTTAATAATTCAAAATTTCAATTTGATAATAATGGACAATTAACTGCAAATAGTAAAAAAATATTAAAAAATTTACAAAAAATATATAATGATTTTGGTAAAAAAAATGTTGATACAAAGTATTCAACTATGTATCAAAACCACAAAGAAATAGTGGGTTTTATACAAAACATGTTAAATATAAATGTTATTCCAAAAGATTCTACTTTTAAAGGAAGAAAAAGTTATTTTTTAAGAAAAGAATTATTTCCTATGTTAGCAAATATAGGAAATACTCTTAGTAAATTAAAAATAGAAGATGGGGGAGGTGAAGTAACATTACAAATTTCTAATAAAAAAGGAATAGAAGAACAAGGCGAATCTTCAGGAGTATATTTTAATTTTGAAAACAAAATAGAAATTTTTTTAGGAAGTTTATTTGATAATCAACAAAGTTTTGCAGATAGTATACACAATTTACAAGAAACTCTTGTTCACGAATATATTCATTATATTACAAGTGCAAGTTTACAAAATCCTGAAATACAAAATACAAAAGAATACAAAGATGTAATTAAATTGTATAAAAAAACAAAAGAATTTTGGAATAAAACAAAAAATAATTTAAAGAAAAAAGATACAATTTTACATAGAAGACTTTCTAATGCTTTAGAAGATGATACACCAATAGAATTTTTTACTTATTTTTTTACAGATACTACAGTACAAGCTTATTTTTCAAAACAAATATTGCCAGATAGTGAAGTTAGTTTATTTCAACAAATTAAAGATTTCTTTTATAATTTATTTTTAAAAATTGGAAAATTGTTTGACAAAACTAACAAATTTCAGTCAATGATTGAAGATCAAAAATTTGATAATAAATTTAGAAAAAGTATGTTATATCAAATGTTTGGAACTATGAATAATTATGTAGATAAAATAACTGATTATTATGAAAATAAATTAATTTTATATGATCAACAATCTATATCACAAAATATAATATCCAATGCAGTTAGCATGTTAGCTAATGATTTTAATGTAGACTATACTACACAACCTAATGAATTGTATAGATTAAATCTTGGTATAAATAGGGGTAGGCGTGATATTGAAAAAACAAATAGAATATTTGAAAATGCGTGGATGCATTTGGTAAATAGTACAATGATTTCAAGAGATTATTTTCCTGCATTTGCAGAACATTTTAGTAAAGATTTAATAAACCCAGACCTTAAAAAATCATTTGATGAATGGAGTAGTACATATAATTATAAAGCAGATAAAAATTATTCTGTTATTGAAGACAATAAAGATAAAATTGATGAATTAACAAATAATATATTTGGTGTATCAGCACATGATGAATTAGAACTTGCAACATCTTCTTTTGTAGAATACATAAAAGAAGGTATTGGTTATAGTGAAAATTTAGAAGCTTTAGAAGCAGGTATTGGAGACAACCCTGTTCATATACAAAATGCTTTTTTAAATGAATTTGGAATTATACAATCGAACGTTCTTGCTTTAAGATTAAAAGATACTGTTGAAAATAGTAAATCTTTTGAAGATTTTGTTTCTACTATTTCATCTAAAAAATTTATACAAGAAAATAATTTTAGAATAAATCGCACAGGAACAATTGAAGATATTATAACTAAAAATAAATTTTCAAAAACTGTTGCATTAAGATATTGGTTGTCTAATAAACCAGAGAATAAAAAAATTATACATTCACCAGAACATAAAGAAAATGTTGCAAATATAATAGTTTATAAAAAATTCAAAGAATATCAAATTATTCTAAAAGATAAAAATGAAAAAGATAATAAATTAAAAATATTTAAATATAAAGTATTACCCGCATTTGAAAAAAAACGTTTAGTAGAAAAATTAGGTATATTTAAATCAGATGAACTGGTTTATTTAAGTGATGCTGATATTTTTCATTTAGTTAAAGACAAAGACAGACGAAATCAATTTGGAGAACCTATATTTTATACGGATAGTTATTCTTTAGATTTAAGTGATTATAAAAATGGAGTATATAAATCTTTTTTTCAAAATAATTTAATTCCTATTGCAAATCTTGGTGATTCTCAAATGCAAGTTTTATTTAATTTAAATTCTGTTGAAGGTAAAAGATTGCAAGAAATAGTAAATAGCAATTCAACTAAAACTTATTGGGAAGATGAAGCTATTTATAATGAAGCTGAAGGTAGTAAAGGTGCAAATACTTTAAATAGTTATTTACTAAATGATAAAAGAGATTATTACACAACAAAAGAAGGTCTAAAAGAAATTCAAAATTTAACAGGAATAAATCAACAAAATTTGCCTTCAGCATTTAGAAGATTATTATTATTTAATATAGTAAGGCATGAAACATATAAAAAAATATTTGGTGAAAATTATTATGAACTAGATTCTAATAAAATATTTCAACGTTTAAAAATACCATTTACTCCAAGCACTACAAATAGTTCAATGCCAACCAGAAAAGTAATGGTGTTTAATCCTGTTACCACAAATGATTCTAAAGTGCAATTACATATTATTAATAAAGCAAATCAAACAAGAAAAATAGATTTAATAAAAACAATAGATGGTAAAGAACAATATGTATTAGATGGAATGAGTTTAACATCAGACAAAGTATTTAAATTAGATTATCCTAAATATTTAGCTACTCAAACTAGAGCTAATAGAGCAAAAACAGCATGGTATCATAAAGACGAAAAAGGTGTTATTGCAATCAAACATGAAGAAATGAGTCCTATTTTATTAGATAGTGATAAAGAAGGTCAATTTGTAGAAGTTAATAAAGATGGAACAAAAACTATTATTGCAACTTATAAAAGAGATTTAAATGGTTATGTAAATCTTTATGATGCTGAGGGTAATTATTTTGATATGTTAAATACTCCAGATGAAACAAAAATACAAACAGGCGAATACAACAAAACAAATCAAATCCTTGAATTGCCAGGAAGTAGTGTTGGTTTAATTCATAATCCTTATGATAAAACAAAAACAAAAGGAAAGTTTTCTCCACAACGAAGTAATTTTATTACTGATCCAAAAATTATAAAAGCATTAAACGATTTATTTAACGACCAAGATAAATCAAGAACTCAATCAGCTTATAATCAAATACAACGTTTGAAAAAACTTGTAAACAATCCTAAGGAACTAGATAAATTTATTTTAGAACATTTTGCAATGTTTATAGGTGGGTATGAAAGTGAAATGAGAGCGAACGCTGAACTTGGTGCAGGGTTTCATCCTTCTCAATTAGCAAATGCAAAACTATTAATTAAAAATGAAATATTTGATAGAATAGGAGCTTTTGAAACCTATGGTACGTATTTGCATTTTAGAATGGATACTATTGGAAATCCAAATAATGAAGGTAAACCATTAACCGATGATGAAGTTGTAATGCCATATGACCATCAGTTTATTGAAAATATTAAAAAAATGATTAATGTAAAATATGCTACTAAAAAACAATTAAATGATTGGTTAAAAAGAAATGAAGTATATGTAATGGGTATTAGAAGTCCAGTTGGAAGAAAAACAAATACTCGTATTATGAGAGTTGTAGCAGTAGAAGATATAGGAGATACTTTTATTGTATCACATGATGTTGTAAAGTCTGTTTTTGAAGGAGATGGTGATGGCGATACTGCTTCTATTGTTTTATTAGATAATAAAATAAAAAAATTATCAAGATTATTTAAAAAAGAACAAGATGATTTTGGCGATGTAAAAGATTTAGGCTTAGGGTTAGAAGAAAATTTACCTACGTTAAATATTGGTAATATAGATCAATTTCTTCAAATCTATGATAATATAAAAGTAGGTAAAAAAGCATTAGGTGGAATTGCAAATTTCTTAAAACATATAGGTATGTTAAATACTTGGTTTGAATCTATTGAGGCATATGCTCCTGAAAAAACAATTCTTGATGGTCAACAATTAAAAGAAGATACTTTTGTTAATTTAAGATTGCGTGATTTAAATGAAGTTGTTTATAACGAAGAAATGCGAGAAAATATAAAATTAGAATTAATGGGAAGTAAATATTTACAAGCCTCTGTAGACCATATAAAATTAGGTTTATTAAATGATTGGCAATGGGAAGAAAAAGGATTAAAAAAATTAATGAGTTATTATTTTGTTGGGCCTGGTGATACTTCTATAGAGTTAAGTTCCGACCAATTTGCTTTATTAAAATATTTATTAATAAAACCAATGAATGATATTTCTAGTTTGCAAAAAGGTAGAGATGTTGAAACAAGAAGCAATTTAACTTTTGATGATTATTTTGAGTATAGTGCAAGAGTTCAAGAACATATAGAAAATAGATTAGTTGAAAAAAATGAGGAAGGAGTTCCTGTAGAAACAAAAGGAACAAAAAGCCCTAGAATTTTTTCTTTAAAAGGAAAAAAAGGAGTTCAAAATTTATATGAAAACATAGCAGTTACTTATGATAATTTGTTATCAAAAGAAGGAATTACACAAACTGCTTTTAATCTTGGATTTGAACAACAAAGGTTTATTCACAGAGAAGGTATAAACAATGTAGCAGATAAAATATTACAAAACATTGTAGACCAATATTTACAAGATGAAAATAAAACAACTAAAGATATTCGAGCAGGAGAAATTGAAAATTATTTAAGAAATGCAGGTATTTTAGCACAACAATTATCTAGTCGATTAGAACGATGGACTTCAACAAGAAATTCAAAATTTAGAAAAAAATCAGAGTCAAATATTAATCAACAAATGTGGAATACAGACCCTGAATTAAATAAGATATATCAAGAGTTTATTGAACAAACTGCTGATTTATCTAAATCACAAAGAATGTATATGACTTACAAATATCTAAGCGATAGTGTTAACGAACAATATGGAAAAACAAAAGATGCTATAAATATTATACCTCCTTCAAGAGAAAATGTAGATGCAATTTTAGATCCTTCTGTATTGCGTTTATATTATACTTCTTGGAATGATTTGTTTTTAAAAATTATAAACGCAGAAGGAAAAGAATTAGCAAAAATTTTTGAACCAAAAAATAAATTTGCAAAAATTGCAATTAAAGCTGAAAAAAGGCTAATGCAAGCAATTAAAGATAAAGGTTGTATTGTATAATGAGTAGAAATGCATGTAAAGAATCAAAAGAAAATGTAATAGATATTTTAGCTTCAGATGCAAATCGTGAACACGATGTTAATTCGGATGTTAATATTAAAATAATGAAAGACCCAAAGAATCAAGATTTGTCTTCGATATCAAATAACACAAATGATAATAAAATTATATTTAAAATAAGTAAAATTTGGAATTCAGTATTAAGTTCAAATAGAAATACGGATGTAATTACAGAACAAGAGATTTTAAAAGAAATAAAAAAACAAGGAATTTCAGAAAAAAATAATATAGAAAAATCACAACTTTTAATTCGTATTATATCAACTTTAGAAGCAAATCCTGTATTAAAACCATGGTTTCATATTATAGCAAGAGACATAATATTAAAAAATAGAGAATTTTTAATATTAGAAGGAAATCAAAATTATATTGAAAAAAATTCAGCAGGAGAAGATAGAGTTAATTTGTTTGCACTTAGGGGAGAATCTTTAAAATTACTTGGTTTAGAATTAGAAAATATGCTTAAAAAAGCAGAAGAAGGTTTTGACTTAGGTATAGGAGAAGGTTTTATTGGTAATGTTAGATATCAATATATGACTGCACAAAAAGTAGCTTCTAGAATTGGAAATGAAAATTTTCAAGAATTTTTTGAAACAATAACTTATGCTAGTTCTGATGCAAATAAATTAGAAACCAAACATTCAACAGAAGGTATACCAAATCAAAAAAAAGAACGTAAAATAAAAAATTTTACAACTGGTTCTAAAACGCCAATAATAAATAATATTAATGATATAGGTATTAACGACGTTATAAATAGATTAATTCCAGAAGAATTTTTAAATACATTTAACAAATATTTTGAAGACGAAGATACGCTTACTCAAATTATTTATATGTATTTACAAAATCGTATTAAAATAAGTGTAAAAACTGGAGAATTTTTTATAAAAAGAGGTAAGAAAAAAGTTGGCACTTATGCAGATGGAACTTCAAAATTTGCATATGCAAGTACAGCTCCTATATTAATGTATAAAAAAAATATTGTTCATCCAGAAGATTTGAAAAGAATAGAAGTAAAAGGTAAAGATGGAAAAATAAAAAAAATTAGATCAAACGAATTAAAAAGTGGTGGTGTAGCTACACCTTTGGTAATGAATACATTAGATTTTGAAAAATTTTTAGAAATTAAATCTAATATTGCACAAAATTTAGAATCATTTGGTAGAGCAGTTATAAAAATGTCAGAACAATTATCTAAAGAACATAAACGTTTAATAGAACAAACTCAAAATTTAGACCCTGCAATACAAAATCAAATTTCTGAAATATTTAAACTTTATACTAATAATAGTCCTGAATTTCAAGATGTAGATGAATTTTATGTAGATAAAAAGGGTATTGATACGGTAAGATTAAAAGAAACAGTAGACCAAATGGGTGATATTAAATATTTTCCTACTATATATGATTCTGCTATAAGAAAAAAACATTTGAGTGAAGCTTTAGTTACTTTACCCGATCAAATTGATGCGTTAATAACTCGGCTTGATGCAGTTGATTTAAAAAATCAACCAAAACGAAGAATGTTGCAATTAGAAATAGACGAAAAAACAGAATCATTAGATGCAATTAAAAAAATTATAGATGATTTTGATGATGATGGGATACATCATGGTCAAGCTGACCCTATATATGGATTAAATTATTTAAAGAATTTTAAATCAATAAGACATTTTATACCTATAGAAGAGTCACGTTTAGATAATTTTGTAATACGAGATTATATGAATACAACTGCAGAAACATTGTATCGTAATAAAGTTGCTCTTTCTCTTTTAAAATTATTTATTGAAAATCCAAAAGAAGTACCTCAAGCAAAACAATACGCTTTAAATTTATTTAGAACTAAATATAATTCTATTGATGCTGAAGCTACTTTTCTTGGACTTCGTTTTACAGATAAAATAGTAGCTGATGTTTTTAATAAAACAATTCCTTTTTACAATTTAACCCCAGAAAAACTTAGACGATTTTTGGGTAATATAAATAAAGGGTATTATTCTAATTTGTTAATTCACCCTTCTGATGGATTAGTAAATTTAAGTTCTCATATACAAGATATAACTGCAAGTGGATTAGATATTGCAAAAGATGCAATGTTTGAATATAGTAGAAAACCTGAGTATTGGAATAAATTAGCAGAAAAAGCAGGAATTACATCTTATGTTAAATTTATTGAAGGTTATATAAGTGAAGAATTAAGAGCTTATGAAATACATTCTAATAAAAAAGTTACAAAAGAAATGAAAGCACAAATTAAAGAATTACAAATTCAATTAAAAAGTTTAAGAAAGAAAAAATTAGAAAAAAAAGAAGTTAAGAGAAGAATTAAAATACTTAAAATGACATTAAAAGGAATTAAAAAAACATTTCCAAATGGTTTATCAAGAATATTAACTAGAGCATCTAATTATGCAATTACTCATAGAGCACAAACAGAAAAAACAGATAGTAGAGTTATGGCTTTATTAGATCAATATAAAATTGTACCATCTATTCAAGATACAGAACAAATTTTAAGAGTAATATCATATATTATTGGATATCAAAAAGCAGGTAAAATGTCTGACGCATATACTGATGAACAAAAATCGCTTTTAGGTAGAAGATATGTAAATCTAGTACAATTTTCTTTAGAACCAATGGCGGCGGGACAAGGTTTTGGAAATGTTACAGGAAGATTTTTAAATGCATTAAAAAACTGGTGGCAACAAAAGTTTGCGTCAGATTTAAAAATTACTATACAAGGTATAAATTCTAGATTTAGATATGATGAAATTTTAGTAGATAAGAAAAGTAAAAAAATTCGATTTTTAAAAAATACTCTTGCAACTATGTATAGTAATATAATGACAAATAAAACAAATCCTATGTTATGGGGTTTAGGAACATTAACTACAACTTTTGCAGGTGCACCATTTTGGGCAATATTAGGTACAGTAGGTATGACTGCTTATGGTTTTAAAAAAACATTTATGCCAACTAAACAACAAATTAAAAATGAAAGAGTTGAGGGATATATAAATCCTTCTAGATTTGCACAACAGCAATTTTTTAGTATTCATGCTGTTGCTAGTACATTTTTTCCTTTAGCAATTTGGGGTAATTTTTTAACAAACCCTATTTTCAGAAGTATTAAATGGATGTTAGGTCGAAGTAATATGTCAAAATCAAGTCAAGGATTAGTATCTCCTTTATATTCTACTATTGTAACATCTATTGCAACTCTATCATGGTTTGTATCACAAGCATTTAAAAATTATTATGATGAAGAAGAAGACGAAGAAGAAACAATTAAAAAAATGCATAATATGATTAGGCTTGGAACTGGAGTTGGTGGTTCTGACGTTTCTATTGTTATTATGAGTGAATTAGGAAAAGCATTAAAAGCTTTAGATGATTCTGAGAATATTAAAGGTTCTAAAAAAAATCCCTATTCTAACTTAAGTGTTTTTCAAGGAGTTGGTGGTTTAGCTAAAAGAGGTTATGAGACTGCTACAGGAGATAAATTGTTTATAGATAAGCGTGATATTGATTATATAAGTCCATTAAGAATACAACAACAAAAAAATTTAAAAAATTTAAAATAATTTTATTAAACTTGGCTTAATGCCAAGCAGAATACAACATTGGAATTTTAAATGGAATATGTATTATTATAGGCTTCGCACTAAAAATAATAATTCTTATAAAGAAATAATGATTCCATTAAAAGTTGATATGTCTTTATCAACTATTCAACAACATAATCAAGCAGAAAAAAGAGCATTAAAAGTACATCAACAAAGAAAAAATTTATTAAATGGTGTTATAGATAAAACATATTTTGAATGGATCAATGAAGATAAAGTGAGTAAAGTAAGAACAATTACTTTAAAAAATGCAATTGATTATTATATGGATTATAAAACAACAGAAAATGCATCTAAAGAAACTATTCGAGGTTATACAATTATTTTAGGCAGACTTTTAGATTGCTTAGGTAAAAACAAAAATTTTGAAAGTATTTCACATAAAGATGTTTTACGATTTAGAAAATATGTAAATAAAAAAAATTCTGAATACTTTACATATAATAGTATTAGATATTTTAAATATTTAGTTGATTTTATTTATACTGAAAAAGTTAAAGATTGGAATTTAAATCTTAATAATAAACCAAATATAAAACTACCACCTAAACCTGATAAAGAACCAATGTATTTTTCAGAACCAGTATTAGAAAAAATATTGCAATGTGATTTTAATGAATTTGTAGGTTTTAAAAAAACTCGTGATGATGCAAACTATTTAAAACAAGTTATAAAATTTTATGTTGAAACTGGATGTAGATTAAAAGAACCTTTTTATGCTAATATTATTCCATTAAATAAAAACTATTTGATGAAAATACCAATGGAAGAAACAAAAAGAAAACAAACATTCAGAGAGTTCATTATAAATCAAGAACAAAAAGATTTTTTAATTGATTTTCAAAAGAAAGCAAAAGATAAAAAATATCATATCGTTAAGTTTAATGATCGTAGTAAAATATCAAAAGGATTTAAACAAGCAGTAAAAAAAGTTTTAGGTGATGAAAGTAATTTGCGTTTTCATAATTTAAGAGATACATTTGCAGTGCGAAAATATTTTGAAACTGGAGATATTCATTTAGTATCAAGATTATTAGGTCATACTAATACTAATACAACTGATGGTTATACTAAATTTCATATATCCCAATTAGAAACAGATTTTCCAAGTGTTAAAAAATCAGGTTTTTTCCCCAAAATTTGACTAGGTGGGGGGTAAAAAGTGGGGGGTAAAGGTATTTTAACATTTTTTAATTATTTAGTTTTTTGATAAAAAGATTGACGACAAAAGATGCGATGCCCGGGTGGTGGAATTGGTAGACACTGTGGACTTAAAATCTAAAAACACCATATTCGATAATTTTAATTAAATATATTTTCAGAGGGGACTTAAGAGTTTTATTGGGGTCTTTTGAGTTTTGTTGTTAAAAAAGTGGGGGGTAAATGGTGGGGGGTAGATATTTAAGATTGCACAATATTGCATTTTTAAAACTTTTGCTTTATAATAGTATATTAGTAAGTTAACTTTATAACAAGATTTGTTACAAAAACGTTACAAAACAAGAATTTAGGATCACATCCTAAATACACATGCTTCCTTTTGGAAGTGTCTGTTGCTAGGTTTGCACAAAAAAAGAATCGAGCAAGCGTCGTCCATGAAACTTACTCGATTCTGTGCAACCGTTCCTAGAATCCACCGAGAAATTAATTCCTCTTTTTTATACCTCCAACAAAAGTTGTTTTTTAGCTATAAAATAATAGATATTTGCATAAAAATGTATAAAATTGTATATTATGATTAAGCAACAACACAAAAAAAGGGGGGTATAATGACCAATATTACTTTTAATAGGTTATTAGAACGTTTGACTAATATAGGTGAAACAACTACTCAACAAAATATAGCTAATTTTTTTTCTGTTACACAAGCAACAGTTTCACGTTGGAAAAAAAATAATTCTTTACCGTCTAAATATTATAATATTTTAAAAGACGAAGAAGTAAAAAAACCAAATCAAAACACAACTGCAGATTTAATTAAACAAATTGTTAGGTTAACAGAAGAAAATAAAGAATTAAAATCTCAACTTAATTCGCCGCAAAGTAAAATTGCAAGTGCATTTAAAGAAATGTATAGCAACCATCATAGTGTATGTCAAGTTTCATTTAAATTGACTGGTATGGGTAAGTTACATAGAAGAATGGATTGGGTGGAAGGTAAAGAGGAGTGTTCTCAATATTTGGGGTATACTGTGAAAGAATTAGAAGACCATTATTGGCATATTGGTAAATGGTATAATATGAATACACATCCAATAGAAAATCTTATACAAAAAAGTTCTATTAATGCGTTTAGAAAAGCAGGTTTAATTATAGCTGATATGTTTTATTTGATAAAATCTAGTCAACAAAGCAAACCATTTGAATTAATACAAGATGTTGTGTATATACATAAAAATGGTCATAATGTTCCTACGCAATTAGCAGGAAAATTTAGTTTTTTACCAAACATGAAAGTTGTTATAAAAACTACTTTTTTAACTAAACCTAACGATACTGAACAACAGATTCGACAAATAAGAAATTTTAGAAAAATATTGAATAAACATAAATAAATTAAACAGAGTTTGTATATGCTAGATCTGTTTCTAATTTGTTAATTTCTTGTTCTAACATTATAATTTCTTTTTGCAATTCTATAATTTTTTGTTTGTCTTTTACATAATCATGTATATCTGTAATTACCAAATAAGGTTTGTTGTTGGCTTTTACAACTTGTATGTCAACAATCGGTATATTTGGAATAACATAAGATGCAATTTGTTTTCTTCCTTTGCTTTGAATTTTTAAATCTATTTCAGGAATATAACAATCGACCTCTTCGTGAAGTCCTAATGATTGACCATTAGAACCCCATGCTCTTTTTGCTTCTGTAAAACCATATTCTTTAAATATATCTACGATTTCACGTTCAATTCTATTGCCTTTTACTTTACTTGGATGACTCATTTCTTTCCTCCTCGTTTATTTCTCTTTCTGTATCTGGATGATATTCTTCATCATCTTCTAGAGGTTTATGCCAGAATACAATATCGTTTTCTAAATCATAATTATTGCTATTAAGTTCTTCTTGTGTATAGCTTTTTTTGTAACCCCAGTTTGTATGCCCATATTCTTTTTGACAATACTTGTCTATAAATTCTGATAAGTCCATATTTTTTCTCTCTTTCTTTAATTGTAATGTTTTGGCAATATTGCCTATCATTTCCCAATGATCTGTTTTTTTAAACCTCATCATATATTTTTTGTTCATTTTGTTTTAAACATTCGTAATGAACAACTATTGCTCCATCTTTAAAACAATGTTGATTTTTATGTAATATTTTTGAATAAACACTTTTATCTACATCCCATATAAAATCGTTAGCTTTTATATATTCCTCTATAGATATCATTTCATTACATCTATCACATTCTATTGCACTACAATCGAGACATAAATAACCAATACGATAATGATTTTTTTCAAAGATTTTTTTTCCTTCAAACCAACTTTCAGAATCACAGTGTGTAGGAATTCTGTTTACAAATAATCCTGAGCCAAGTGATGTGTCTCTATTACATCTAACACAATGATTACCTATATCTTCTTCTTTTGTATACATTGTTATCTAACTCCTTGTAAAATGTATTCATCTAACCATTCAGATTTATAATATATTCTACGTTTTCCTGGCCTACTGAATTTTAGTTTGCCAAGATCTCTTGCTTTTTTTAATGTTTTTCTATCGCAATTCAAGTATTTACACGCATCTTCTTCAAACATCCATTTTTGATTATTAATATCATTTGTTTGAATAAATTGCTTTGCTTCTTTTGTTCTCATCTGTTGCCTCCTAGATGTTTATTTTTTTATTGTTTTATTATCTTCAATCCAATCAATACCAAGGGATTGCAAAATATGAATAAGTTCTGGATATAAAGTTTCTGGTTTTTGTTTCCATTTTCGCATTAATGCTTTCGCCATGCGTTCATAGATTTTTAATTTTTCGTCCATATTATGCTCCCTAAGTATTAAAGATTATTTTAAGTCATTTAAACTATCACCAACCATTTTATATGATTTAGAAATATATTTTTCTGGTGACATTTTTTCTTCTTTTTCTACAATTTGAAATTTGGGTTGTACTTTAATAGTTGTAATGTCACACATATATTCATTACCCATAAATATTTGCATGTTTTTTGATTTCAAAAATCTTTCTAAATCAAAATCACTATATGTTGATGATACTGTAATATTGTATACTTTTTCTATACTCATTTTTCTTTCCTTTCTTCATATTGAATTAATAATTCGATGTTTCTTTTGGCTTTTTGTAAGTCAAGTTTTTGTTGTTTTGGATTTGCATGTTTGTGTTTCCAACGAGTTAAATATTTAATAGCATTGCCTTCTAAATATCCTAATTTGTGGGAATGCACAAACTCTGCAACTTCAATACCTTTGGTATAATATTTTGGATTTACATCATCGCTCATCGTAAACCTCTACGATATCAAACAGATCTATAAATTTTCGTTTGACATTAGCATCTTGATGGTATGTGTAGATATGATATTTACAACCTTCTTGTAATACTTTTTTAGGTATCTCTCTTTTTTTGTGTTTGTATTTTTCAAACCACATACAATATGTATTCAATGTATTTCCTTCCGTATTATGATATTTGCAATTCCAACAAGTATGAGTAGGTGATTGTATATTATTCAACATAAGGTATTTGTAGGGTTAATATTTCCTCGACTAAGAAATATTAATAGATAAAAACAATCACCACTCATTATTTAAATGTTCCTTTCTGTATTTGAAACATTGCTCTTTTAAAATCTTTAGGTTCTTCTTTGATAACAATATTTTCTGCTATCTGTTTAGTGTATTCTAAAGAGTTTATATCTTCATGAAATCTGACTCTATCGCCATTAAAACCAATTGTAAACATTCCACTTGTACCATAACGTACTTTAGATGCAACTATTTGTGATTTATGTTTACCAAGTTCACTTTTGTTGTAATGAACTTTATAATCATAATAGACAAATAATACATTCTCAGCTACTTGCTCAATTGAAGAGCCTTCAGCTAAATCACTCATTTTTGGAATAGGGTCTATACGGGTTTCTATGTTACGATTGAGTTGTGAAACTAAAATAGGAATGCATTTATATTTTTTTGCAATCCATTTATATTCTTGCATAACAGATTCAATTTCAAAACGTCTAGCGTCTTTGCCTTGAACCTTAACTAATTGTATATAATCATCAATAATAATATCAGGTTTGATTTGTGTAATAATTGATATAGTATCTGTAAGTGTATTAACATCATCATACATATATAATTTATTTTCAAACTTATGGATCTCTTTAATTACACCATCAATTTCTTCATAATCAATTTTAGAAATATTACCAATGCGAATATTGTGATAACTTAAATTTTGGGACATAAGAACGATTAGTTTTTTCATCATTTCTTCATTGGTCATCTCACGATTGATAACTAGTATTTTCATATTTTGTTTAAGAAGATGGGGGATAAGGTTTACTGCAAATGTAGTTTTACCATGTCCTGGTCTACCTGCAACTACAGTTATTTCACCACGAGTCATACCACCTGCCATTTTATCAAGCAGGTTATATCCAAAGTGTACGAGGTTTTTACTATCCCCTAATGATTTAACTGTATTTTTTGAAAGTTCTTTTAAATTAAATTCTTGTGTTGGGTTTACAGAAATAAAATCATCTGAAAATTTTCTTACTTGATTAACAACATCAATAAATTTTTCTGTGTCATCATATGCAATATTTTTAATCTTTTCTGTTTCTTTGATAATATTGCGTTGTACATATTTTTCATAAATTAATTTAGCATAGGATTCTGCTTGACCTGTGCTTGTATATTCTAAACCTGTTAACCAAAATGCAGTTATATATTTTTTATATTTATCTTTTACTCTTGCACTTATAGTTACATAATCTGCTTGTACATTATCTTTAATAAGACTTTGAATAATTCGATATGTTTCTGCATTGTATTCATTGTAAAATATTTTTGGATCTTCTATATATTTAGAAATCTTATCGAATATTTCGTTGTGTGCGATTAGTATTGCTAGTAGAGTTTCTTCTGCTTCTATTGAGTGTGGTAGACTTTTTAATTCTTTTGTTTGTTTCATCAATAATCCTTACTTCTGTTTGGAGAGATATATTTGTTCGACCTATGTAAAAACCTATATCTTCTGGTTCTGCAAAATTTGGTGGTTCATAAAACATAACCGTTGTATAAGAAGAGGTATGTTTTATTACTTTACCTTTTCTTCCTGAATCCATTTCAAAATGTTCATTAATGTTTAAAGTGGATACAAACTTGTAACCTTGTTTGGGTTTACTCTCAATCATCACAACGACCACTTGCACAATATTGATTGCTTCGTGATTCTAGTTCTGTTGCAATTGTATAATGATTGTTAGAATCTTTAATAGAATTGTCAAATAATTCTATTTCAATTTCTTCTAATGCTGATTTTAAAGGTTTGATTTTAGGTAACAGATTAACTCTTTTATGTTCAATTAATTTTAAACCTTCTAATAATACTCTACATTCAGCATGGTCTACCGATAAAAATGTAGCTTTGTTGTTAATGGCATATTCTTCTAAATCATTGATGTTTTTTATTTTAAGCATGAGTACTTCCTTTTTAAAATGTTATAAAGAGAACCCTTAAGCAATTAGGGTTGTTTTGCATGGTTATAAAGAGTTCTCTTATAACTTGTTTTGATTATATGTCTGTTGCCTGAAGAGTCGTCCACTACTCTTGAAATGAGGCTTATGAATTTACGACATTAAGTGTTTTAAACCCATTTGTTTTATGTCATTTCCACGTCCTAACATATGCCAACCATTTTCTGATTGTTTTTTACTACATTCGTGATCTACCATGTGAGTTATTGTGTTGAACATAGCATATTTTGTATTGCCTAGTTCTTTTTTATAACGGTCATGATATATTTTATCAAATGTATCTGCTCTATTTACAAAACGTTTACTATTGTCTTTCCATTTAACACCATAAAACACTTTTTTGTTTGGTGCAAAAAGTGCGGCGTATGTTTTTTTTGGATTCCCTTTATAGGTTTGATTTTGTAAATCTTGCATTTGCATTAAATATGTTTTCATCGTTGTTTGTGCATCTATTACCGTTGATTTTGCTTTATTAAAATTCAATATATCATATGTTGAATGACGACCTGAAACAAACTCTTTTGCAACATTACTATTTTCATTTAATCCATGACCTATAAAAGCCATAAAACTATTTGCACATTTAATACGAAAAATAGTAACTGCAATCATCCATCTGCATGATTTATCATGACTATTAATCAATGTTATATGACCTTTGTAATTACCGTCAAATCCTGCTAATACAGATTGACTATATAAAGTATCATTTTCTATTTCGATAGCAATACGACCACCATTATAAAACTCATTTATTTTTGGTGGTTTATTTGTCATTTCTAAAAACACATTAGCCATATCTGCAAGTTGTTGATTGTATAACATTTCATAAGTAGGAGATACAACAGATAATACATCTTTTGTATCGTTTCTAATAATCGCATATCTATTTGGTACTTCTCCAAATTCTGTATGGATCGGTACTTTTTCTACATCCCAATTAAATTTACAAATATTAGATGTA